CGCATTTCCTCGATGATTGACGAATTGAACAACGACCCTGAAGTCACAAAGATCCTGCTCGACATCAACAGCCCCGGTGGCGTGGTCAATGGAGCCATCGAGTGCGCCTCAACCATAAGCAAGAGCCGGAAGCCTGTGTACGCCTACATCGAAGGCATGGGTTGCTCTGCGGCATATTTGCTGGCATCGGCATCCAAGAAAATCCTCATGTCACCTGCCAGTGAGGCTGGTTCTATCGGCGTACAGGCGTCATGGACGAACATGGATGGTTTCTGGTCGAAGCTGGGCATCCAGAAGGTCTATTTCCACTCCAAGTACAGCGACAAGAAGAATCTCTCCCCAGGCACCAAGGAAGGCAAGGAAGCTGAGCAGAAGCTCCTGGATGAGACATGGGATTTGTTTGCAGGTGCGATTTGCAAGCACCGCGGGATAACCGTGGAGGAACTGGTTGAGAAGTACGGGCAAGGTGAGGTGTTCCTGGCCAAGGAAGCATTGGAACGCGGCCTTGTTGATGAGATTGTGGACGATTTCGACGCTTGCGTCGAGTTGATTAAGCCCCAAGGAAATTGGGGCGAAGGAGAAGGTGTGGCAGAACAGGAAACCATTACTACTGTGGAAGCCCTTACCGCCGCCTATCCAGAGTTGGTTGCGCAGATCAAGCGCGACGAACGAAAGGCAGGCGTCGAAGAGGGGCAGAAGGCTGAACGGACGAGGGCTGAGTCAATCATGTCCCTTTCCGCTCATGTGACAGACATCAGCGTAATCGCAGAGGGAATCAAGGGTGGCAAGACCAAGGAAGCCGTGATGAGTGACATTCTCGATGCGCAGGCCGCTGAGAAGGAAAAGGCAGCCAAGGATGCACAGAGTGCCCTTGAGGCCGCTGCAAAGAATTCCGCAAATAACATCGTACCGCAGGGAACGCTTGCTGATGATGGGCTTGTTGCGGACGAGGAAGAGGCGAAAAAGGCCATCGATGCGATGGCCAAGAACGTGGAGGGTGCAAAATGAGTACCACAATCAATCACGAACAGTTTGTCTTGGACGGCAACTATATCACCGCGGTAATGAAGTTGGCAGGCATCGACACCGCGCTGTCTGCCAACACAGTCCTTGGCAAGAAAACCAATGACGGGGAAGTCACCAGAACTGCAACCGTAGTCGCTGGCGAAAACACTGGAACTGGAACACTGGTGAAAGATGCCGGCACTCCTGTACTTGCAGGTGCGGAAGATGGCGCATATCTCATCAAGTGCAAGAGTGCCGCGACCACCGACCCTGCCGCAGAAGCCGTATTCGAGGTGTTCAGCCCAGATGGTGGACTCATGGGACAGATCAACGCCGGAACCGATGGTACTGATGTCTGGTCGAACCGCATCAAGTTCACCATCACCGACAAGGCTGCCGGTGGCGAAGAAGTTGCTTTTGCCGCTGGCGATTCGTTCACCTTCACCGTTGCTTCCACTCAGGCCGACGCATCCAACGAACTCGCCGCATGGAATCCCACCGCGACCGATGGTTCGGAAGTTCCGTATGCGATTCTTGCCGCCGACGCTCCCGCCAGCGAAGACGAACAGTATGTGTCCGTGTATATCGCCGGAACGTTCAACGCCGACGGAGTTGTCGTGCCGACTGGTGTCGATGTGGATACCGCGTTCGATGCGCTGAGGGAGAAGGGAATCTATCTGATTCATCAGGCCGATACCGAGCGGAACCCCGCCGTTGTTGAGGAATAAGGAGAGCTATCATGGCTGATTTCACTGACCAGTTCACCTATGGCGTACGCAAGATTCAGGCGACGCTTGAGGCTAAGAAACCTATTGTGTCGTTCTTCCGCAACCGCTACTTCAGCGGAATGTTGGAAAGCGAGAATGAGACCGTATCGGTCGAGGTACGCCGCAGGGGCACCGTATTGCTCCCCAGCGTTCGCAGGACCGATTCACCCTTGAACGTCGGAGCAATCGCACCGCACCAGGTCCGCACCTATACTCCCCCGTACTTCTTCTATGAAGCCACAGGGACCATCGATGAGGCCTCCAGACGTGTATTCGGCGAGCCCGTGGAGGCACCATACTCCAAGAGCCAGCGCATGATCCAGATCATGGCTGAGAAGATCGACCTCGGCATCCGTGAGTCCCTCATCATGAATGAGGAAGCACAGTGCGCCCAGATCATCAAGACCGGAAAGGTGACGCCGAAGGCCATGGCCGCCGACGGAACCCTGTACAATGCCGATGAGATTGATTTTGGCGTCGATTCCGATTTGGTCGGTGGTGCTGTTTCCACAAAGTGGACTGCATCCAACGACATCATCAGTGAGATTCGTGACTACTGCTTCCTTGTGTTCAACAAGAGTGGAAAGATGCCTACCGAGATGATTCTCGGCAAGACGGCCCTTTCCACCCTGCTCGGCAACTCAAAGTTCATCGCCGCTCTTGACAACCGCCGCATTGAAGGCAACAACGTCCGTGCGCAGGCTTTTGCCGGGTTCCCCGGAGTCGCCTACAACGGAACCGTCAATGTCCCGATGGTTGGTGACATCGCCATCCTGTCCTACGTGAACGGCTATGCCTACAACGGGGATGAGAGCGAGACTCCGATGATCGACGACAAGGGCTGTCTGCTCACCTATCCCGATTGGGGAACTATGGGCTACGCAGGTCTGTACGACAAGGTGAGCGGAATGCCTGGCATGGTCGCCGGAAGGACTTTGCTTCACGCAATTGAGGGTGATGTGAGAAATCACTTCGCCTACAGTGCGTATGTGCAGAGTGCTCCCTTGGCGATTCCGACCCAGCTCGACGCTTGGTTCTACAAGGCCGTTGTAGCATAAGGAAGGTGGACCATGCCTGCGCTTGACGATTTCAATGCCGAGATGGACTTCAACGTGAGTGAGGGTGAGTTCTCCCCAGAGGGTGGCTTCACCATCATCTTCAACGGCGTCCGTATCCCTGTCAATGGAATCGTCAGCAACGCGTGGAAGCGCCTTGAAACCGACGGGCGGCTTGATCCGGGAAGCCCGATGCTGATTCCGAGCGTGGTGATACCCATCGGTACGCTCCGCACGAACGGCATCACGGCTGAACTGTACAAGTCGCTCAAGGTTGAAATCGGTGGCGTGGAGATGGGGGTGGTCAGCTACGAGGACGGGAATCCCGTGCGTCTGTTCCTCAAGTCGGACAGCGCTTCGGACCCCGAGCCGGAACCTGATGCGGAACCAGAACCGACACCGGAGCCGGAGCCGGAACCCGACCCCGAGCCGGAATTGTGAGGTGAATGATGGATCAGTTGCTTACGGTTGACATCGCAGGAACAGACACCATATTCCTCGCGCTCGACAGGGAGAAAACCCAACGCGGCGTGATAAGCAAGACCGGACTCAGGATGGTGGGGCACGCGGCGAACATCGGACGCGAGATACTGATGCAACGGTTCACGAACCGCATGGGGCGCGACACGCTGTATTACAACAATCCGATGTGGCGCAAGACCAAGGGTCCGCTTTCAAGCAACAAGTCCGGCTACTACGACCGCCGTGGTGAAAAGCACCGGCTGATCCACTACGGACTCAAGAGCCGTGGGCCGTTCGCCAAGACCGCAAAGCTGTCGTCGTATCCGATGAACCTGTGGGAGCGACCGAACGCGCGTCGCCCGTGGGGAAAATGGGTCATGACGGTGAAGCTGGCAGGATTGGTGGCCGCCCAATCGGCGAGGATCGAACAGAAGGCAGAGAAGAACCTGGAAGCCGAATTGCAGGACGCCATGGATGGAGGACGATGATATGCCGATAGAAGTGTCAACACCAGTCCATTCAGCCGTGGTAGGACTGTACTACCTGTTGAAAGACAGGACGACCGGCGGCGTGCATCCCGATTTCCGCGCGTACTTGGAAGCGTACGGGTTGAGTGCGGACATCGACAACATCAAGTTCGGGCTGACCGACCAACAGGCGCCGGATGGGACGCTCAGGAACATCGGGGTGTATGTGCAGGGAGACAACATGTACGACGCAGATGAGGAAGGAAACGCCTCGTTCGCCGTGGTCGTGGACTTCCTGCTGAGAAACAGCGATTCTGCGGCGTATCTCAAGTATGCCGACTGTCTTGCGAATTATCTGAACAGCCTGCCTTTAGGGTACTACAGGTGGGTGCAGGGGATGAGTTATTCCCTTGCTTCGAGTACGACAAATGTGCGGGTTACCGCACTCATGATCATTATGCTCAAGCCTGCGTCCGACAGTGACATGGCTTGATTGGAGGAAAATTATGGCTGGTATCAAGACTTTAGGCAATCATGGGTTGGCGTATCTGCTGACCAAAGGCACTGAGATTTCCGGCGCGGCAACCGATGGTCCCGTTCTCACCGAGGGTTCATGGTATTACGTGAGCGCGAAGGCCGCCGAAGGGTCGGTAATGCCCGTGCGCGTGGGGCTTCCGTTCCAAGCTGCCAGCGCAATCTCTATGAGCGTCGCTGGTGATAAGTGTGTACCCCTGACCAAGCACCTGCTTGGCTTCGCCCGTGGCAAGTCGCTGAGTCAGAGCAAGCAGACCACCGATGCGACCACCGACAGCAACAACGGCATCGCGCAGCAGCTTTCCGACGGCATCGTGGCGACCACCGGGTCAATCAGCGGCTACAACGAGATCCCGGCGGAGAACAGCGCACAGGAAATGATCATCAAGATGTTCCAGACTTATGCGCGTGACAATGCTGGAACCGTCGAAGTGACCGAGGTATCCACTCCGATTTCGTTGCTCATGATCGACTGGACCGCACGGCGCATCAGTGCCGCAGGACCTTCGGATGGAGAGGCGTGCGAGATCGATATCATGCCGGTCATCTTCACCTCGAAGAACACCGACAGCGACTACGGCTCGGTCAAGGGTTTCAACTGTGACTTCGTTGCACAGCAGAGCGACGATGACGGTTTTGAACCCCTGCACTGGGTCGGCGTCTACAACATTGCCGCAAGCTGATTCATCAGACCTTGATTTGCTTATGGGTTGGTTCCCTCACCGAAGCCAACCCGACATTACCACATATCGTTCTTACAGGAGAGAAACATGGCTAAGATTCAGTTGGGTGCAAAATTGATTGTGGACGCCGATAAGGCGAACGCGAGTCTGAAATACGAGTTTGTTCCCGATGTCTATGTGACCGACGAGAAAGGCAAGAAGGTGAAAAATACCGAACTTGGCAAGGAAAGCGGCATCTGGTTGCTTAAAAAGTATTTGACCGCAGGCGATAAGGCTCGGCTGAACATGCGCATGAACACCGACGCTACCTATTCCATCCCCATGACCGAGGTGTGGAAAGCCACCGTTCTTGAGGTACACGGACTTTTTAACGGCAATGAGGAACTTGGGCCGTTGGATATTGTCAACGCCGTTGGCTCGACGCTTGCCGATGCGCTGATTGTCGAGAACTACCACGACAGTTTCCGTCGTTCCGAGTTGACCGAGGATGAACGAAAAAACTGATTTGCGGCTATCAGGCAAGCCGCCAAAAGCTGTTCGGACGCGAGATGTCCTATTTGGACAGGGTGCTGTTCGAGGAACAGGGTGCTACGTCGGTACTGTTGCCTGGTTACAAGAATCCGCGTACCGGCGTGGTCGAGTTCAAGCATCCACGGCAAGACCAGATCGATGTGATGGAGACGGATTTCCTGTACCGCTCCATCGCGCTGTGGATGACATTCAAGCGGTGTGGGCTTCCGCATGGCAAGGGTTGGTTCGACGAGCGGGCGACCGTCATCGACATCATCAACATCCTTGAGTCGGAGAGCAACCGATACGACAGTTGGGAAATGAAGCACAGGGATGAACTTCCCGACGACGATGAGGAATAAGCCATGGCTGTGCAACTGACGATAAACAGTGATGCCAACATCCAAGGGATTGAGAAGGCGCAACGGGCGCTCGAACAACTCGGGATGAGCGGCAAGAGCGCAAACCAAGTATTCAAGAACTCCGGCGACCTTGAGGCTTACAAGGCCGCATTGCAACGCGCCTACAACTCGGCGGCACTGTTCAACGGTCAGATGAAGGCATCGCAACAGGCGATCACCATGGCGAACGCAGCGTTCAAGCAGGCACAGCAATATCTTGGCGCAGACCCCTCGCGCACCTTCCGCTTCATTGATGAACAGGGAATCGAGCAACAGACGCGCGATCTCGGCATCATCCAGAAGCAGATATTCAGCTTTCTCAAGGATGTGGAGGCCGATACCGACACATTCCGCAAGGCTGCGACTAAAAACCTCAGAAGCACGTTCAGCATGGAGGGTGTCGAAAAGGGCGCGGAAGCCGTGCGCATGTTCGGAACCGAGCTTGAGGCCGTCGAGTTCAAGATGTCGAAGATCAGGGAACAAGGATTGAACCTCAGCTCCATCCATGGCGACCCCAAGGAGATCCAAAAGCTTTCCGAGGAATACCAGAAGCTCACGATAGAGCACGACAAGCTGTCAAAGGCAGCCAATGGCACCGGAGAGCGCATCAAGAACCTCATCAAGAACTTTGTGAGCGCACAGTTGATTGTGTGGGCGATACGCAAGGTGTTCCAACTGCTCACCCAAGGGCTCAAGGACGCATCAAACGCAGCCGCGGAAGCCGAGCAGGTGTTCGGGCGCTTCGATGCGGTATTCGAGGGGCTTGACCGTGCGAACGCCGCCGTGCAGAACATGGTGGACAATTTTGGTGTTGCCAAGTCCTCCGCCGCAGACATCCTTTCCACCATCGGCAACACCGCGCTTGGGTTCGGCGCGTCTGCCATGGAAGCCGCACAGTTCTCCGAGACGATCGCCTCGGCGCTTTCCGATATCATGGCGTTCCGCGATGTTACTGGAACACTATCAGACTTTGCCCAACGCTTCATGAGTGGAGCGTCGGGAAACGTCGAGAACTTCCGCTCCATCGGCTCAGTCGTCCGCGAGAGCATGGTTGACCTTGAGCTACAAAAGAACGGTTGGGAAAACCTTACAGGACAGTCGCTTGAGTGGGCTAAGGTGCAGGCCCGTGTCAACATCGTTCTTGAACAGCAGAAGAAGGCCATGGGTGCAACCGAGCGCGAGTGGGATTCGATGCTGTCCATCCAGCGGCGCAACCAAGAAGCTACCAAGGAACTCAAGGAGAACGTCGGAGATGCTGTCAACCATTTCTTCAAGCCCATGAGTGAGTGGATCCTTACCCTCAAGGAAAACTGGAATGCGGCGGCAAAGGCAAACGAGAATTACAACAAGGGCGTGTACGACCCATCAGGTGGTACAGATTTTGCCAAGACACCGACTGCAAGGGTCTTGAGAAATGAACTCATTGCATTTCGTAACCTGCAAGCAAATGCCATAGCCTCCGGTGCAGGTGGCAGTTTTGACATCACTGAGTTTGATCAGGTGCGTGATTTCGCTAAACAGTACGGTGCTACACTCAGATATACAGCAGAGGTGGCAACAGAAATCGGACTCAGGATAGATCAGTCCATATGGTCGCAGATTGACGCCTACGACGCATACATCAAGAAGCTGAACGACTACAAGAAAGCCGAGAGCGACCGCATCGCTGCATCTCAGGCTGCCGCAGATGCACTGAGGGATTTCTCTGCGGAATTGGGTGCGATGATGAACCTTGGACGCTCCGGGGGTATGCCGGACATCACCGAGTTCGTCGGCAGAGATCCCGCAAGTTTCGTCACCCCTCTTGAGCGCCTGCTTGGGTTCGATGGTGGCGAGGAAGCCGAGATTGAGGCGAAAGTCAAGAAGTTGTCGGCTATGGTGGAAATGCTGTACAACACATCAATATCTGGCGCTACGGAGTTTATTCGCACACAGGCATCCGAGATGCTTGCAGTGGTTGCCTCTGCCCTTGCAGAGGCCCAGAAGGCCAAGAAGGCCATGGAGAGCGCATCCGAGTACAACAAGACCAAGACCGGCATAGAGGACGAGATTGCCTCCATGCAGAAGCGCAACGAGCTTATGGCTCTGTACGGCAAGGATAACGAGGATATCGTCAACATCAAGCTCCAACAGTGGGAAGCTGAGAAGAATGCGTTTGAACTATTCAAGAAACGCTTGCATGAGACAGGAAAAGCCAAGCAGTCCTATCAGGAATACCTCGACCTCATGAAGCTCATCTCACAACAGTACGGCATACAGCTCGGGCTTGCAGAGGATTTGGCAAAGAAGGCCAAGGATGCCGCTGCCGATCAAGCCAAGGCATCGGCTACCGACATGTTCACTGCCGCTTCAAGGGAACTGTCCTATCTTTGCCCGAATGGTGATGCCATCAAGGCGCAGGACGAGATTAACGACAAGGTTGCTGAATACAAGGAGTTGCTTGACAAGTCAGGCGAGTCTGAAAAATCACGCAATGATAAGGCTAAAGCGTTCCGCAAGATTCTCGAGAAGATCAATAAGACTACAGAAGGAAACAAGGCGAACGAGAATAAGGAAAGTGCAACGGACATGTTCACCGCCGCTACAAGGGAACTGTCCTATCTTGGCCCGAACGGGGAAGCCTTGAAAGCCCAAGACGACATGAACGACAAGGTGAAGAAATACGAGGACTTGCTCAAGTCTGCACTTGTTCCTGAAGCCGACCGCACCCGGATGGTTTCGGCTTACAAGAAGGTTCTTGAGGACATAGCCAAGACAGAAGGCGAGAACGCCGACAAGAAAACCGCCGATGAGTTCACCAAGTCTTACCAAGACCGTGTGGACACACTGAGACAGTCATACGAATCGCTGAAACTCTCCTCCGACTTGGAGAAGCAGTACGGTTCCGAGCGTGCCGCAATCGAGCAGAAGCATATCGAGGCCCTCCAGGAAGCGTGGCGGTACATGTCCGAGCAGGTGAAGCTTGGCATGGATGCGACCGAGGCGAACAAGATGTACCTCGACTCAGCCAAGGCCATCACAGATGAGTATGAGCTTCAGCTTGACCTCCTGGAAGAGCAGGAGCGTGTCAAGCGTTCCGAGGCTCTGGAGAGTGCCGCCAAGTCCATCGCAGGCGTCAAGGGTGAACGTGCCCTCATCGGGGCATCCGATGCACAGAAGACCCAAGCTCGTATCGACGAGCAGGTATACGCCTTTGCCGAGGCTATGGTGAAGGGTAACGCCGAGTTCAGCGATGTCATGAGCCAGACAGCCGAGTACCGCAAACAGCTTGAGATGCAAGCCGCAGAGGAAGCACGCCAAGCCGTTATTGACTCAATCACCTCCGCATGGGAAGGCACTGGCGACGTCAAAATGATTAAGGGATGGGTTGAGGCGTTTGCAGAAGGCGGCTGGATGGAAGGCATCGCCAAGGTCGCCACAGACCTGCTCACCAAGTTCCAGAGCGTGAACGACCTGCTCTCGATCGTGACCAAGTTCATCGAGTATGTAGCCCCTGCGGTAGACCAGTTCCTCGCACCTCTCATGCCGGTGCTTGAGATACTTGTGTCTATCATTGCAGACCTGTTTCTTCCCGTATTGCAGACATTGTTCCCCATCGTCCAATCGCTGTCGGCAGCACTGATTTCCTTCTTCGCCGTCGTCAAGACCGTGACCAACGCCATCTCGTGGCTTATTGACACCATCGAGACCGCGGCATGGAATCTCACCCATTGGCTCGACCAGAGATCCTATCGCGACTTCAGTGATGAGACCGCCGAGATTTGGGAAGATGCTAACGAGAAAGTCAACAAAATCATGGCAATGGAAATCGACACCCGTCTTGAGTTTGTCGGACAGCTCTCCGATGCCCAGAAGGGACAGCTTGACGCCTACAACGAGATGTTCAAGGCTGGTCTGCTCACTCTCACCGAATACACCGCGATGGTCGGCAAGAACGTGTACGGGAAGAACTTCGACAACGTGGACATCGCATCGTTCGCATCTGGTGGCGACTTTGTAACGAATGGCGAACGCATCATCCGTGTCGGAGAAGCCGGGCCGGAGCGTGTGACCATCACTCCGCTGAACTCAACCAAGTACGCGAACCGAGGCAATACCGCCATCAGCAACGCGTCGTACTCGGTGGTGGTCAACGGTGCGAACGCAGACCCGGAGGAAATCGCCATGTCCGTAAGGCGCGAGTTCAAACGCATGGAGAGAAGGGGGGTGAAGTATGCCTGATGCAGGATATTTCGGACTGACATACGAACTGCTCTTTGAAGGCGACGCCGGATGGACCGACATCACGCCGCTCGTCGACTCGCGCCAGACCAAGGTGGACATCGCCGGATGCTCGGATTCCCTCAAGAGCGTGATCGGCAAATGTACCATCGAGATGCGCTATGGAACGAACCCTGCGAAAGTCACTCACTCCACCATCGTCGGCAAACTGCTCACCGCGAAATCGGAGTTGCAGACGGTGCGATTCCGCATGGGCGGCATCTTCACGTTCGTCGGCAAGGTCGACCTCGGCAACTTCTCGCAGAAGAACGGTCGGATCCCCGGTTTCGTCACCGTGACGGTCGAGGACAATTCCTACCTCCTGGATGAGAAGATGGACACCAGCTTCGAGTATCCTGCCAACGACGACCTCGACGATACGGGTTGGGCGGTATTCGACAAGAACAATCTTGCACAGTCCATTGTCATGCTCCGTTTCCTTGACGCTGGCTACACCATAGACCAGATTGACCTCACAGCCTCCGATTCCATCACCGAGAAGGTCAGGCGTGTCGTATATGATGCAGACGATGAAAGGACCTATCGCGATTTCATCGACACCCTGCTCTACGAACACTGTGCGGTTCTCTACACGACGCCGGAAGGCAAGCTGTCGGTCAGAAGGCTGTACAAGGAGTCGCCGACATCAGAGCGTTCGCTCGACCACTTCTTGGTCAATGACGGCATCGAAACAAGCGGCGGCGACTATGCCTACGACGGCGTGAAGGTCGTCTGGTCTAACCTTTCAAGGCTTGATGGTGCCGTGGTCTACAACGCGAACATCACGCTCGAACTCGACGACGAAGGCAATCGGGTTGGCGAGGAAATCCAACCCCATCACTACTGGCCCGAGGATGGCGACATCGAGGAGACGTGGCAGGAGTTCGACGCGACGTTCCTCGACCGCCCGTACCAGACCAAGCAGAGCCGTCTCAAGAACGAGGACTTGTCTCTCATCAGCGTGAAGAACGCCTACTACGAGGTCGACAAGGATCCTGAGATACTTCTTGCCAACAACCCACCGGAGATTGAGCCTACGAAAGCCAGGGTGCTCTGGTGGAACAGCCACGAGACATTGGTAAAGAAGCTCTACGGCTTCACCATCGTCGGCGACGCCCTCTTCAGGAGCAAGCTGAACGAGACCACCTACCCAATCGACGCCAAGCGACTGGATGAGCCGTACGAGACTGAGTTTGTCTACACGAGCGAGGTTGCGACACGGCTTGCCAACCATCTGCACCGTTTCCGCAAGTACGGCGACCTTCAGCACAAGTGGGCCGAGATCAACGTTGACACCCCGATGTTCCAAGTGGTCACGGTCAGCGCGCCGGACACCCTTATATCATCGTTGGCGATGGTCATAAGCCAGAGCATCACGTTCCCTGCCCCGAACAAGGTCAAGCGTGCCAACAGTGCCATCGGCATCACCGCATTCAACAGTGAGCCGGTACGCACACGCTCGACCCAGCTTGGCGGCGCTCCTGTGAACACTGGGCCTGCGGGATCAAGCGGAACTCGTTCGGTCGTCCAATTCATCCTTGGTACAGCCGATGCGCCCTATTCCGATGCGGGAACCGTGGTAGGAACCTCGTTGGGACGCGTTGGAACCTCGTTGGCACTCGTTGGCGTCGAAGGTGCCGAGTGGTCATATGACGCGCCGACACCGGGTGAAGGCGAGTATGTGTGGCGACGCGAAGGCTATTACACTCCCCCAGAGGTGTGGCCGAAGGTCTGGAATATCACGCGCATGACGGGGGACAAGGGAGAGCAGGGTCCCCAAGGCCTGCAGGGCTTGCAGGGGCCGCAGGGCGACCAAGGCATCCAAGGTCCTGCGGGAGCAGACGGAGCCACCGCATACAGCCACATCGCCTATGCTGACGATGCGGAAGGTACTGGTTTTTCGCAAGACCCGACCGGGAAGGCGTACATCGGCTTCTATGCCGACCATACCGAAGCCGACTCGGAAGATCCAGCCGATTACGCATGGAGCCTCATCAAGGGAGCCGACGGTGCGCAGGGAATCCCCGGTCCCGCAGGAGCCGACGGCCTTACCGCATACTTTCATACTGCATGGGCCAACTCCTCCGATGGAACCACCGACTTTTCGACGACCGAATCTGCCGGAAAAATGTACATCGGCACATACTCCGACAATACCCAAGCCGACTCAACCAACCCATCATCGTATAAGTGGGTGAAAATCAAGGGTGACACCGGGGAGGCCGGGGCAGATGCCAAATCCGTCTCCATTTCTGCACCCGATCTTTTCTGGCATTTTACAGGACGTGGAGCCCTCACGGATGCTGCACAGGCAATCACACTCACGGCAAATGCTGTCAATTTCACCCCGGCAAGCTACCAGTGGTACCGCAACAATACGGCGATCAGCGGGGCTACAACGGCGACATATACGGTGCCTTCCGGGGAGACCGGGGTCTACAAGGTTATCGTTGACGGCACATATCCGGCGAGCGTCACGGTCGGGAGCGTAACCGACGGCGCAAGCGAGGGGATATATCTCGGCGTCCTTACCACCGCAAGCGACGCGGCATCATGGACTACAGCGTATGGCGGATACAAAGTGCCGTCGGGTACCTTCGAGGGACAGAACCTCATTGCGGGTGATTATTACGTCTACAACAATTCGGGCACGGTCACCAACTATTACTTCAACGGGGCGAATTTTGAGATAGCTTCCGGGGATAATCTCTCGTTGTTTATCAATGCGTTCTGGGATGTCTTGAATCTCGGCACCACGCAGGCGAGCGGTTCATTCTATACGCTCTTTGCTCAGTATTTCATGGCGATGGAAGCGGTCATCGTAGCATTGGGTGCATCGCAAATCCATATTCAGACATTGAGTGGCAAGAATGGCTGTATCTACGCAGGAGCGTATAATGCTGATGGCGTGCTGACCGATACAGACGGCACAGGTTTTTGGCTTGGTGAGAGTGGGCAACTCAAGGCCAATTACGGCGAGTTCCTCGGTTCGCTTCGTACTGGTGCAGATGCGCCGACTGGAGCACGTGTGAGCATTAAGGATAGGACAGGCATTGTATCAGGCCCGACGTTCTCTGGAAGCGGGACCGATGACCTGTCCGTCGTGAAGGATGGGACGATCGCGGGGGATTATATCGTCAAGGTCACCGGCAAGGATGTCGACACCGGCACCGATCTCGGCTTTGACAACGTGACATGGAGCACCCCCGCGCAGAACGGTGGCTATAGCTGGAGAAGCATCGCGGTATCGAATGCCACATGTGTCATGGTGGGGGAGGACGGCTACTGGTCCCGCTCGACGGACGGCGGTGTGACATGGAGCACCCCCGTACAGAACGGAAATCTTACTTGGTACAGCATCGCCGTCTCCGGCACGACGTGGGTCATGGTCGGTGGGAGCGGCTACTGGTCCCGCTCCACGGATGACGGTGTGTCATGGAGCACTCCCGTAAAGAACGGTGACTATTACTGGCTAGGCATCGCCGTATCCGGCACGACATGGGTCATGGTTAGGGATGGCTACTGGTCCCGCTCGACCGACAACGGTGTGTCATGGAGCACTCCCGTAAAGAACGGTGACTATTTCTGGCTAGGCATCGCCGTATCCGGCACGACATGGGTCATGTTCTGTGATGGCGGCTACTGGTCCCGCTCGACCGACAACGGGGCGACGTGGAGCACCCCCGTACAGAACGGAAATCTTGTTTGGAACAGCATCGCGGTATCGAATGCCACATGGGTCATGGTGGGGAGGAACGGCTACTGGTCCCGCTCGACGGACGGCGGTGTGACATGGAGCACCCCCGTACAGAACGGAAATCTTACTTGGTACAGCATCGCCGTCTCCGGCACGACGTGGGTCATGGTCGGTGGGAGCGGCTACTGGTCCCGCTCCACGGATGACGGTGTGACATGGAGCACCCCCGCGCAGAACGGTGGCTATAGCTGGAGAAGCATCGCGGTATCGAATGCCACATGGGTCATGGTGGGGGAGCACGGCTACTGGTCGAGGAAGCAGCATAATGTCTATGCGGACACCTTCGCATGGAGCAAGGATTCCGGCGATTTCTCCGATGACATATCCATGTATCCAATACGCAACATAACTATTGATACGGATATTGTTATCCGGTTCCCGGCTTATACCGGGCACGTAGTGGGTGATACATGGTCATTTACACAGGAAGCGATTTATGGCCTGAAGATAGCTGATATGGACGGGAACGTCTACGTCAAGGCGGGGAACGGTGTCTTCACCATTGGCGACAGCCTCCGATCTTCCACGGAGGCAGTCTTTACGGCGAACCTGTTGCCGCTGGTGGACGCGGACAGTGAGGGGAACGGGGAAGACATCGGCACGGATTCAAGCAGGTACAGGAACGGATATTTCAAGTCCCTATTTGCAACTTCGTTTTTTCTTGGTTCCTATTCCCAAGCTACAAACGGATATACGGCACTCCCCAACGGCATAATCATTCAATGGGGTGCGTTTAGCGGGGATAGTTATTTCACATTTCCTATTGCATTTTCGTCCGCGACAAGTTATTCAATTGCAGTCTCCCCAAAAAATGACGAATTCGCAAATGCATATCCATATTCAGCCACACAATTTAAAGGAGACTCAAATTATGGGAATAGCACAAAAGACACAGCGCATTATATTGCGGTTGGATATTAGGGAGGGGGATCATGTACTGGAAAAAGAATGACGATGACGATTACGGAGGTTTCTATCCATCGGTACCGGAGAAAGCGGATGCTTCCAAGTTCGTGAAAATCACGACGGAACAATGGCAGGCGCTCCTTGACGGCCAGTCACAAGGAAAGGAAATCAGGGATGTGGACGGCGTCCCGACGCTGGTCAAACGGACGTACACCGATGACGAGCTTGCCAAGACCGCGCGCATGGAGCGCGACAACAAATTATCAGCCGTTGAGTGGCGGGTGTCCCGGTACAACTCACAGGTACAGCTCGGAATCACGCCGACGGAAGCGGACATCAAGCCGGTTCTGGAGTACATGCAGAAACTCCGTGACTTGCCGGAACAGGAGGGTTGGCCGGAGGACATCACATGGCCGACGGTCGTATAGGAGAATTGTTATTACTCAATTAAGAGTGCTCATATGAAACATAGAATAGACACAAAACAAATTGACGGGCACGAGCACGGATACAGGAATTGGAGGCAGAGCATGACCGATAAGGTAAAATCATCACTTGGCAGAGCCAGCACGGCATTGGGGATTATCATCATCCTTGTCGGCTTCGTCGCCTACATGACACGGGCGCTTGACGCATCGACCCAAGCCTTCATCGGGGTCAAGGAACTCAGGGCAATCGTCCAGCAGGAAACCTCCGAGCGTACCAAGGCTGATGCCGTCCTCTCGGAAGCCATCGTGACCGAGCGTGAGGAGCGCAAGGCAGACAACACCAAGCAGCTCGTCAAGCTGGCTGAAATCGACCCATGGAACGCCTGCGACATTGCAGAAGTGCGAGCGTATGCCGCGGCGCATCCCGAAATGGAAGTCGTGTGGGACGAACAACAGCACATATATATACCGAAGGAGCTTGGCATATGAGCGAAAAACCACAAACCAACAAGGACATGCTCGTGATGATTCTTGAGAACCAGCTTGCACTCACCAAGGAAGTCGCCGAGGTAAAGGGGCAGGTAGCCGAGATCAACCATACCATCCACAACGGCATGAGTAGCGCAATCCACGAAACGGCGCAACGGGTGACGACCATAGATGGTGATCTTTCCGATGTCAAGCTCGGCCTTGAACGTATAGTGACCGAGGGACACCCAAACTCCTGCCCTTTTCTCGCAGACCAGAAGCAGAGAAAACTCCGGTTCTGGTCGGGCCTCGCACGGTGGAAAAAGGCAGTCGTGTGGGTCTTTGGGCTTGGTGGCGCGCTCTATGCGTGGGCGCAGTTCATCACCTACATCAACGGACAGTAAAGGAGTAAACCATGTCAGAACCAGCAATCCAGAGCATTAACCAACATACCAAGAAAACCAGCCTCGATTGGCTGTTCAACATCCTCGTCCAGCCCTCAAGCGGCGCTGGAAGTGGGGTTGCTCCTGCGACCCACGAGCAGTTCGGCATGAGCCTCGACCTCATCCGTCAGGCGCTCGTCGAGGTCACCAACGTCGTGAACAACCTCACCACGACCGTTCCCGGCAAGGTTTTGGACGCACGGCAGGGGAAGGTTCTCGCTGACACAATCCAAGCCGAGATAGCCAAGTACGGACAGCCCAACGGTATTGCCACCCTCGGCTCTGACGGCAAGGTGCCAGCAAGCCAGATTCCCTCCCTCGCCCTTGTGGACGTGTTCACCGTGACCTCGGAAGCCGCCATGCTCGCCCTCGATGCAGAGCAGGGAGATATGGCCATCAGGACTGACAGCAACCAAGTGTTCATTCTCTCGGCCTCGCCTGCAAGCACCTTGGAGAACTGGATTGAGCTTGCCGCCTTGAAGGCTCTCGTCGATGCGGCGATTGCTGACCTTGCTGGCTCTGGACGGACTACTGAGACGGTCAAGAAGAACGCCGATGATATTTCGGCGATGAAAGGGGTTGGCTATGGCGGGCAAACGTTAGTCGGCATTGACCATCGCATCGACAATATTCTTGAAGGCCAAGACCTTGACCCCAACAAGGATGTCGAGCTTCTTGACTCCCGTCACTCCAACGTGAGCGATGAGACATATGAGTCGCTCGGAAAGCGACTCGACGGAATCGACGACTCCTACAACCGTATGGCTTCGTGGAGTGCCAAGCGGTTCGGCCTTCGGTTCTACACCGACACCGGAGAGTTCGAACGCATCGGAGACGCGGTGGGCATGGTTCATCGCAATCATGCAGGTTCTTACACGCCGGGTGTCTACTCGGACTTCTCCTTCGAGGAACCGTGGGGAGGCATCAAACCCTGCAAGATGGACGATGACGGTCAGATTCTCGGCTGGCATGGCGATCCCGGATATGAGTTGCTGGACGGCGATGAAATGGTGTTCATCCCGCGTGTGTTCACCGGGTGGACGGAAAAAGTCGTGGGGGGACGTCCCTGCATCGACATCGAGGCTTCCCCTGCGCAACTGCCCGGCTTGTACCCGACCGGCTTCATCGGAAGAGACGGACAGCTCCTTCGCGGTATCTATGTCGGGCGCACGAAGCTCGGAGAGTCTGGCGGCACGCTTGTCACCAAGAGCGGAGTCGCTCCAAAGACGAACAAGAGCATGGTCAGCTTCAACACCGACATCAGGGCAAAGGGAACAAATGCCAACTGGCGGCTGAACGACTTCGCTTCGTGGATGGTCATCACGACGCTCATGGCCATAGAGGTAGGCACGTTCGATTTCAAGACGGCCATAGGGCCGGGCATCCAAAGCGGCATGCCCTACGGAAGCGGAAATGAGTTCAAGTGTACCGTCTCGCAGACTGGTGCTAACTCAATCATTATTGCCAATGCCGGTGCAACTAATATGCGCATCGGCATGGTCATGCAGGTGGGTACGGCATACACCAACAACTCGGTTGCCGCAAACAGGGCAATCGTGAGCATCGAGGACTACGATGTGGACAACAAGAGGATAACCCTCGACGGGGCGGCCTTCGATTCGGTCGCTGGCACGACCACGATTGTCAGCTGGGGCCAGCCGGTACCGGCAGACCAGATGGACGCGCTCAACGGGGAATCCGGGTACATCCTGCAGTTCGACGCCACCACGCGAAGCCACGTGTGCTGGCGATGGATTTGGGATTTGTGGGGAAATGTATGGGAGTGGTTGGGTGGTGTGCTGCGTGTTGATGGCAAGTTCTATCTCTGCTTCGACAGAGACAACTACCAGAGCGACCCTGTGGATAAGGCCGGGTGGATAGACACCGGCTACACCCCGATAGTCGAGAACGGCTACCAGAAGGAACGCGAGGTCATCACGTACAACAACGGCCAGATTTCCTTGCCGAAAACGACAGGAGGAGCAGGGGTGGGGGCGAACACATGGTATGCGTCGTACTTGTACAACTTCGGAGCCGATTATCAGACAGGCGTCCGTGCTGTGCTCGTGTCCGGGAGCTGGAGCAACGGGTCGCACGTTTCGCCGTTCTCCTGGTACGGCAGCAGTGGTCCTTCCGGCGCGAGCATCTACATCGGTGCCCGGGCGGTCATCGAACAGGAGGCTGTTTAGGGGGTCCGGGGGTTTCCCCCGGAAAGAGTTCTTTGTATCAACCGAATGGTTTTTGACATAGATGGTTTTTAGGGGTTGCGTGGGTAACGTGCTGTGCACGTGTCCGGGAACTGGAGCAACGGGTCGAACGTTTCACCGTTCTACTGGAACGGCAACAATGGTCCTTCCAACGCGAACATCAACATCGGTGCCCGGGCGGTAATCCTTTGGGAATCCACTGAAAAAGCCTGCACAACCCTGCCGAAAGGCAAGATCACACGAAAAGCAGCGCGGCTGGTAGCTGAAACAATGCGAACGTCGCGGAGTGTAAAGGATGAAGAAACTGTGATTACTTGGAAAGACATCGAATTTGACACCATGTTTACGCTCGAACAGGCGAAGATTGCCGCTTGGAGGGCGAGCGAGCATAAGCGCGACAGACCAGTCGTGCAACTGTATCTACAAAATGAGCACCTGCTTAAAGAGCTCGTGGACGACCTGCACAGGGGAACCTACAAGCCCGTCAAGGTCGATCCCGTGCAGATTTACGACCGAAAGAGCAACAAGTGGCGCACCATCGTGATGCCGGACTTCCGCGACCAGATTGTGCATTGGATGATCATGCTTCGGCTGGAGCCGCACATGAGCAAGACTTTCATCCACCATACCGTAGCCGCGATCCCCAACCGCGGCCCCGCGCTCGCGCACAAGGCGATGCGGCACTGGGCGAAGTGCCACAAGACCGAAACCCGATGGATCGTCAAGGCAGACATCAGGCACTACTACGAGAATATCGACCACGATATCCTCATGGCCATGCTCTCAAGGCGTATCAGGGACAGGAAAGTCATAGCAGTGATCGAGTCAATCGTACGTCAATACAAGGATGGCCTCCCGCTCGGATTCTACCTGTCGCAATGGCTGTCAAACTTCTATCTCTGCGAGTTCGACCACTACGTCAAGGAAGTGCTCGGGGTGAAGTGCTACCTGCGCTATGTCGACGACCTTCTGTTCGCAGTACCTACGAAGAAGATGGCAGGCCGCGTGGTAAAGGCAATCCGCGCATTGTTGCACAAGCTCGGGCTCCGCATAAAGGAGGTCGGTCCGGGAGCTCTAAGGGTGTTCAGGTGGGCCTCGGCTCGGTTCGTGGACTATATTGGGGTGCGCACGCATCGCGACGGATTCCAGGAGCTTCGCAAAAAGACCTACCTTGCCATCAGACGATTGGTGTGGCGCATACGCAAGAGAGGATCGGCATCACTGTCGCAGGCACGGTCACTTCTCTCGCGCATGGGCTTCGTGAAGCATACGGACTGCACACAGTTCAAGAAAGAGGTATTCATTACCGTCGCGCAATTCAGACTCAGGAGGATAGTCAGTACATATGAAAAACACCATGCCGCATGACAAAAAGGTCGAGGTAATCGAAATCTCGACGGGAATGTTCAAGGCGTATCTGCACGCGAACCACGTGCCGTTCACCGTCGAATCGGGGGGAGGCCCGAGAACCGAGTATCAATGCGATACCGTGCTCACCGCTCCCATGAGCTTCGCGTCCGAGGAGGCCGCAACAGCGTTTTTCACCGAGCACCACGACGAGCTCATGGAGGCGATCTTGGCACGGGAGGCCGTGGGACGGGCGAAAAGCGAAGCGGAGATCGCGCAGGCAAAGCTGGATGCCAGTGATTACGCCGTAATCAAGGCGGCGGAAGCCTTTCTTGCAAGCCAAGGCATCGAGATACCGGGCCGCAAGAGAGCAGAGGACCTGCGCCAGATTATTCGTGACTACAGGGCGATGGTGCAATGAGAACCGACCAGTACAAGCACTTCTTCATCTGCTTCATGGTGTCTGCCTTGGGAACAATTCCTTGGCAGATATGGCACGCAGGATGGATGCTCTGGCTCCCTACGGCACTCGGCCTTCTGGCTGGGTTCTGCAAGGAGTTTGCTGACATTGGGACGACCGGATTCGACTGGACGGATATTCTTGCCGATGTGGTGGGGATTGGTATTGCGATGGCACTCTATGGAATTGCTGTGGCGATTCGATGGGTAGTGACTGGATAGCTTGCTTGAGGAGGTTTCCGCAACATGATTGAACCAATGGTACGTAACGTTGAATATACGAAGGGACACTTTGGGCTGGCATTGTTCAGTGACATTCATCTGGGTGCCACCGACATCCAAGAGGACAGGCTGAGGGACGACCTCAAGCGGTCATGCGATGAGGGCAGGCGAATCCTGTTCAACGGTGATATGGTAGAGGCCATCCTACCCATGGACAAGAAACGATATACCCCCTCAAGGGCGATGAGCCAACGGGATGATGTGCTCAACGAGCTGACCTACTATGCTGTGGATTTCCTTGCCCCATACGTTGACTATATCGACCTCATCGGCACAGGAAATCATGACGACGCTCCTATCAAATACAACGGATACGACATCGTGGGAGCAATCGTGACCCTGCTCAACACCAAGCGATCAAAGACCTTGGGCAATATCCACAGGGCTGGTTATCAGGGATATGCACGCTACTGCCTTGCAGACAACTACAAAGGCAGGCGGATGCACCACAGCACGTTCACCATCTACCATCACCACGGCGCTGGTGGTTCGGCTCCTGTATCAAAAGGAATGATAGATATAAACCGTATCGTCTACTCGCACGACGCAGACCTTTACTGGCTGGCGCACAAGCATGTGGGGACAATGGACCCGTATATCATGCGTGATCATCTCACATCGTCGAACAAGTATGAGGTGCGCAGATGTCAAGCCGTGTTCACCGCCGGATACAAGAACCCTGTAACCTTCGACAAGAATGACGAGGGGTATAACTACGACTACTCAGACCACTTCTACAACATGCAGGCTTCCGGCTATGCGGTGGTCGACATTTATAAAGACAGCAAATCGAAACAAATAAAGACCTTCGAGGTCATCCCGCGTTAGGCGGGAAGGAGGATTCATATGGTTGATTTTTCAATCGCACTGGTTGTCGTCATCTTTTCCGTGGCGGCCGCAATGGAGATTTTCAAGAACATCGTCACGGCAATCGGGACGACAATCGCAACAAAGAGGGGAAAGACATTTTCCGCCCCCGCGTACCTCTGGTGGGTTTTTGGTGGTATCCTGTCGGTCGCCGGTGCGTTTATTGCCAGGAGAGCCCTACTGGGTAGCGAGGAGCCGATTACAGCGTTGTTGAGTATCATGACGAACGTGTGGATGCTTGGAGCATGGATCCCGCTCATCTGGTGGACGCAGATGCAACTCGACATGAAGGTGATAAAAGCCTACGCCGTGCCGATTCTCAAGAAGCTGTTGGCGAAGAAGGTGGGGGTGGAAGATGATGATTGACACCATATTTTCACTCATGAAGAATCCGTGGGTCGCCGCCCTGCTTCTGGCCATCGCGGGACTGCTTGGCATCTCCGTACAATCATCACGGCTGAAGAAGGCCAAGCAGAAGGTCGAGGATGAGAAAGCTCATGCCGAGTACGAGAAGCGTCTGAGACAGCAACAGCAACAGGTGGTGGCTGAAGCTGAACGGTCCAAGGATGAATTTGCCGCCAAGAAGGATGAGGCTGTATCCGAGGTCGTGCCCGAGATAGGCAAGGTCAAGGACATCCCCCAAGAGGAACGCAAGGAATTGTCCGAGCCGGTGAAGGGAATGGCGAAGGCACAGGCCGAGCGCATCAACAAGCGGAGGGCGAAGAAATGAGAAGGATACTGCTGGCGTTTGTCATGACATGTGTTGTGTTGCTTGCCGGATGCAAGACGGTCGAACCGGTCGTGCAGCAGAGGATTGTTGTGCCGGACCTGTCGGCTTACCGCATCGACGCCTATGAGCTGTTCCCACTCATCGCAGAACCCAAGACCGATGCAGACCTCATGTACAACTCACTGGTCTTGGAGCTGGCAGGAGCCCTTGAGGGTGCGTATGCCGACATGCTTGAATCCCAGCTTGATGGGGTGAGGGAGACCTTGACAGAATAAGTGTGTCCACCTCTGTCCACTACAGACTTAAAGACTCTCGTCTTTTTCGGGTCACTTTCGGGTGGCCTGATTTCTACCCCCGAGAAAACTGATGGCAGGCTTGATGGCAAAACGCTTGACCACTGTGGTCTACACCAGTCACATATAGACAACAAACAACCCTTAAAAAACAGTACTGTGGCGAGTCTAGACCACTTTAGTCTACTACAGTCTAACAGGTGTTTACCTTCACACGGTAGAAGTCGGCAGTTCAAAACTGCCCGCGCCCATAGAGCATCTTATTCCAATATAAGGAATTAGATGCTCTTTTTTGCCCTTTTGCCATCAAACCGATTTTTTGGTGAAAATTCTGATGGCTGATTGCCATATCTGGAGAGGGGGTGTATACTTCACCTAGGAGGCAAAATGATGCCAAGAAGCGCCGCTGATTTCAAGTATACCGTATTTGAGCGTGAAGGGTACGGATGGTACTTCCAGTACGGCGTCGGTGACGGCAAGAGAAGCCCCATGCTCTCGGTGAAGCGACTGGTCAAGAAGATGGGACTGGAAGGAGAATACCCAAAACTCAAGAACAGGAAGATGTGCGAGCGCATCGTGGTGCTCGCCTGCGAGCGAGGGTTCATCCGCATGAAGCGTGGCTCGAAGGAGAAGCTCGCCGACTACCTCATGGACTACTGGGACTTCAACGGACAGCGCATCAAGCGGCTCAACAAGAGAAGGCCAGGGGCCGTCAGCGAGAACTACGCATCGATCATGCGCGGCTACATCAAGACCCACATCGTTCCGCTCGTCCGCAGCAACATGGAGGTCGCGGATGTGACGCCTAAGTTTGTGCGCGACATTTCCAACAAACTGGTGGATGCGGGCACGATGGCGAACGGCACGGTGGACAAGATCATGGTGGCCTTCACCAAACCCCTGCGCGACGCGTGGAAGAACGACATGATACACGAGAACCCGACGAAGCTCGTGGAGCGCATGGACACCACGCCGGAGCGACAGAGGGGCATCCTCACCAGGAGCGAGTTCCAGAAGGTGCTCGTACTGCTCAAGGACAAGGCCACTGAACACACCTACCTCGCAGTACTCCTTGCAGCCGCCACGGGTATGAGGCTTGGGGAGATTCGTGCCCTGAGAACCACCGACATCACCATCATCAACGAACAGGACTCCCTTGTGACCGTCTCCAAGTCTTGGTCGGTCAAGGGAGGCGAGAAATCCACCAAGGGCAAGAAGGTGCGGTTCGTACCCTGCCCCACGTGGCTGGCGGAGAAACTGCTTGCCTTGGGGAAGCTGAACTCCTATGGTACGAGCTTGGTGTTCTGGTCGATCTCCGACACCAAGGACAAGACCCCTGTGTCGGCCAACTATGTGCGTGAGAGCTTCTACACCTTTCTCTACGACATCCTGGAGGAACAGGCTGGCATCAAGGTCGGAACCATGGTCGAGGACACCGACGCGACCGCCCGTGGAAAGTTTGACAAGGAGGGCAAGCCATTGCAGGTCAGGGCCGGTGAGATGATGCGCCGTGAGCGCAACATCACTTTCCACAGCTTCCGTCACTTCTTCAACACGGAGGCACAGGCACTCGGTGCTGACGGTGACAAGCTGAGGCTGACTGTCGGGCACGAGAGCAAGGAGATGACCGACATCTACACACATGCGGAGAAACGGCTTGATATGGTCAAGTCGATCGCGGATATATCGCACCTCATCGTTGGTGAGGTGGAGGTGGTGGAGGAAAAGAAGGAGGACGTATGACCTATAACCAATCAGACTATGATAGTAAACTTGCAGAAAAAGCTCAAACTGAATATGTAAAGAAGAATAATTTTCCCGATTTTGCACCGCCTTTTGGACGCTGTTGGTCATGCAAAAAGAACATCTACGAGCCTGTTGCATGGACATGGAATGACTATTGGGAAGAGGTGCCACTAGATTCACCGGAAGCGACAAGGATAACTGGTATCACGGTAAAGGAAGCTGGTGAAAGACTTATCACTGGTTGCCCACATTGCCATAGATCGTATTGCGATTAAGGAGGACGTATGACCGAGATGATGAAGCGGTATGAAGCGGAGACTGGTAAGTGTGCAACGTGGACTTGGCATGAAAGGAAGTTTCTTACAGATGATTATATTGCATGGATTGAATACCAACTCCGCTTGCGACACCAGAAGGAGAGTAGTATGAGAAAACTAGGTGAACAATGGGTTGAAGAGTTTGACGGAAAGAAACACATGCTGAAGGCTATGGAAAATACTACAGGTGGTTGCAAAGGCTGTGACTTGCAAGTTGTTGAGAATTGCTATGGGACATGCGGTGCTAGTGATGGGTGTGATTTTATTGTGAAAGACCTCGGTATACTCAATGAGGATGGGTGCTTGCCTAATTGTTGGGGGGAGTACCCGAGAATCGAGGAACGAGTAGATATACACACAAAGGAGCATTGGTTCCGTTGCATAACAAGAAATAACGTGTATTGTGCAACAGACCCATATAAAATCAAACAAGAGGCCATCGATGCTTGGAACAGGAGGGCGTGATGTCATACTCAAAGCCAAAACAAATTGAATCCATACGTTCAGCGATTTTTGACAATGAAGAAAAGCCTTGGCGCATTAGACATAGATCTGGTTCCCGGAAGTTTCTGAAGAAAAGTGTACGCTGTCTAGTCTCGATATACTAGAGATGCTCTAGTTCGTTGAGGCTTGATGCCTACAGTGTTTTTCAAAAAAAATACACTTGGGGAAACCCGATAAATGAAGAACTCGCAAGAGATGGAGGAAGATGTATGAAAGCAGTCATTGATCAGATCGAGAAATGCTTGGAACAGAAGGGCGTGATGGAACTATTTGATACGTTTACACCGAAAATAGAAAAGGCAGTCGAGCGTGTCCGAGATGCGTACAGATTCTCTCAGCAACTCGGAATGGGCAAGCTGTATGTCGCATTTTCAGGTGGGAAGGATTCTGTCTGTCTGCACAGGGTGGTCGAGATGGCAGCCGAAAAGGACGGTGTGCCATTCTTGGAGTATGCAGAGATTCACTACCACGTGACAGGCATCGACCCCCCGGAGTTGGTTCAATTCATCAAAGAGCAATATCCACATGTGAGCAGGGATATGTACAAAAAATCCATGTGGCAATTGATTGTTGAACGCGGGATGCCACCTACGAGGCTGGTCAGATATTGCTGTAAAGAGTTGAAGGAAGGTGGTGGCGAAGGACGCTTTACTCTCACTGGTGTGCGGTGGGCAGAGAGTAGAGCACGCAAAGAACGCGGAGCCTTTGAGGATTACGGGAATAAAAAATCCAATAAAAAAATATTGTTCAACGACAATGACGACGACCGTAGACAAATGGAACACTGTTTGCCAAAACAACAATACATTTGCAATCCCCTTATCGACTGGTCTGATGATGATGTGTGGGAGTTTATCAGAAAAGAGAATATACCGTATTGCTCACTGTATGATGAGGGATTTAAGAGAATCGGGTGCATTGGGTGTCCGATGGCTGGTGGCAAGCAGCAGAAAAAGCATTTTGATCGCTGGCCAAAATTTTATCAGGCATACATCCGAGCGTTCGATCGAATGATTGAAGAAAGAAAAAAATCTGGGAAAGAAGGTGGATGGCAAACTGGTGAGGAGGTTATGAAGTGGTGGGTAAATAATGACAAGACAGAATCACCAATAGAGGGACAGGGGGAATTGTTTTGACCTATCAACAGATGCAGGCAGAGACCCTCATAAGGTCGATGTTGCAGGTTCGATTCCTGCTGCCGGCTGTTTTGGAATTATGAATTTCATTAGTTCCAAGGTTCGACGATTCTGGAAGTATGGAGGATTATGATGGGATGGCTTATCGCTTACATCGTTCTAGTCGCTCTGTTCCTCTTCTGGAACTACTGTGCCCACAGGTATGACGAGGATTGATTCTAGACCCCTCTACGCTTCGCTGGGAGGCTGTTGGAGGGGTTTATACATGGAGGATTCATGAGGGATATTCTGTTCCGTGGAAAGCCCACGAAGGAAGTGCTGGAGGATGAGAGCCTGTGCAAGACGCTCCCGATCAAGCAGGGTTTCGTGTACGGCAACCTCATCTACAACGACAAGCAGCCGTACATCGTCGGCCCAATCGCCGATGCGAACGACGAGTATTGCTCGATGGAGTGGTGGTGCCCTGTAGTGCCCGAGACGGTTGGGCAGTACAGCGATAAGAAAGACAAGAACGGCCGCCTGGTGTTTGAGGGTGACATTCTACAATGGGATAACGAGATTGATGAACAGGACAGAACCAAACTTATCTTTGTTGTTAAGTTTGACGGAGAATACGAAGGTTTTTTCGGAGAGGGTGCGTTTGACAACATTGAGCCTTGGCAATTTGAGAGTCATCGAGTCATAGGTAACATACACGATAACCCAGAATTATAAAGGCTACCAAACGGTAGCCTTTTCTATGCCCTATCGGCACTGTTGCACAAAACTGCGGATATTGCCACTTTTATTCAACGCAAATGTGCCCAATACTTTTCCGCAGGGCATTTAGAGCCTCAGTTTTTGATTTCCGTTTCATGGGACTCGCGGTACTCCCTGCGCGCCCGCTTGAACTTGCGCTTGAACTCGTCGGTCTTGGGCGGCTGAATGTGTCGGGTTTGCTCGAAGGCGTAGATGAAATCCGGCTTGTTCGTCTGCTCGTGGAAGTCCTCGAAGTCCACAACCTTGAACGGCTTGAACCCGATCATGTCGCCGAACGTCTCGATGTCGACGCCAAACCTGGCACGCGTATCAGGCACAAGATGGTTCATGCGTATCTGCCACCACATCTTGCGGTAGAATCCCTCGGCCTCGTAGGTGTCCAGAGGACCCACCCGGTCGAGCAGAGCTTCGTAATTCACTTTGCGCCTGAGGATCCGGTGCAGATTGTACACACGGTCGTTGTCCTTGCCGATTACCAGCAGGGGCGCGATGACCTGCGCCGCGCTGATGCGGTCGTACTTGGTCCAGTCGATGTCGTGTCGCTGTTCGCCACTCGTCGCCCAGTCGTAGATTGCCACGGCAGCCCCCACAAGCTGTTCCCGTGTAGCCATGTCGTGTTTGCTCATATAATCCCCCTTACAAATTTGTCCAACATACTCATTTAGAGGCACGAAAACGCAATCTGGAAAAATTGATCCGGTCTCCAGCCTCCATTTAGAGCCTCCAAAACCGAAACGCGTTTTCCAGGGAACGCAAGGCCTCCCGCCGGATCGCGTGGTGCGCAAAAATTTCACGCCACATATATAGGGCCTGCCGCGCCGGATCGCCTCCCCTAGACGGGCATGGATCGCCCGCGCCGGATCGCCCATTTCCGTATGCCTATGCCTTGCCATACAAGCCCCCTATACCGTCGGCACGCGCCGAGACGCGCGCGCCCATTTGCCCGCATTGGCGGTAAAAACGCCCGCTACGCAATTTTGCCCAAAAAACCGTATAACTGCCCGCCGACGCTATGAAGCGCTAGCGGGCCGCTGTTTCAGCTTGCCGCGCCGCCGCGCACGTTGTTGTGAGTTGTTAGACTGTGGTAATACAGATCGCCGCCTTGCCCGTATCGCTCCCCCTTGTATCGCGCCCGTATAAGCGCCCGTGTAGCCGCCCATCAGGCGGCTGCATAGGCGGGCAAGCTGCTACACTTGCCCGGCCCGCGCTGTTGTTGGTTATAGCGCTTTTGGCTTCAAAAAACTGATGTAATGCTTTGCAGCATAAACCGCGTTTCTTGTGAGTTGCCGCTGCCAGGCGCCCGCACTCGGCGCCCAACGGAAGCCGTTTCGCTTCATTTCGCCGCGCTTTTCCTCGTCGGGCTTTTCATCAAAAAACACTTGCAACCGGTTTTCATCGGCGTTGGCCTCGACGCGGCCCCCGTCAAAGTTCCACCCGTCAAGCGGTTTTTCTTCAAGGCGCTTCATTTCGTCTAGCCGTTGTTGTAGCCGTCGGATGTTCGCGTTGTTGTTGGTAAGCTGGTATGATTCAAAAGGCCGCGGATCTTGCCGCCAGTCCCTTGCCATTGAAGCGGCAAGTTTTGCCGCCTGTTCGGCCGTCAAGTCCGGGCAGCCTTCAAGAGTTTTGTTTTTCTTGTAATAGGCGTTTACTGCCTTCATGGTTTCTTGGAGCGCTTGCAGCTTCGCAATCTTCGACGCCAATTTTTCCCGCGCGTCGGGATCGTCGGAACTGATGCCGCCGGTTCCGACGCTGCGAATCTTATCAAGAAGCCCATCGATCTCTTGCCGCTCTTGATAGTTTCGATCACGCGCCGCGTTCTGCTGCTCTTTTTTGCGTGTCGAGAAGTTGGCAGGACCGGAAATCATAACTGACGGACAACGCGCCTCAATCGCAAAACCGGCGTTCATATTATCTGCCAACTTCCTGATGTACGTAGCAAGCAGGCTGTCAATCTTTTCGTGGTACATAGGATCGACGCGCTTTTTCTGTTGGTCCGCAAACGCTTGCGCGTTTGCCACAAGCTGATTAAATTCGTCTGTTGCGCTGCCCGGTTCATAGTCGCGAAAGCTGTTCATTTCTAGCGCCCGCCTTGCTGATTCTTCATTGATCGTTGCCATAATACGCCCCCAAAATTGGAATTTTTTGCATCATACGATGCTATACCGCGCCCGGAACTTGAAGGCCGGCGGCCGCCTGGATACGGCACGCGGTACGCGGGTTAGATGATCAAATCGCCCGGCGCGAGTTGCAAATTCTAACTTGTACGGGCAAGCCTTGCGCCCGAAGCGATGCGGCAATTCTGGACGCGCTTTTCTTGTCGTACCTTTTTGCGCAATCGGGCGCCGTCCATGAGCGGCGGCCGCCACGATAACCGTCATAACACAAACCAAGCATAACCACAAAATAACGTTTCATATAAACCCCCAAAAAATTGAAATAATCGCGATACATACGTATCTACAATGATAGTAGCATGATGCCATAAAAAAGCCAGACCAAAATGATCTGGCTTGATTGTAAAAAATCAGTTTTATTTCTCAATCACTAAACAATGCGCACCGCAGCCATTCGTGATGCCGAGGTCGTCCACTAACACGTCACACCACTTGTCATGCGGCGTGATGTCGCCGTCGGGGAAATTCCTGATGATTCTTCTGTATGCGGCCTCTGATAGCCGATACTCATCAGCAAATGGCCCATAATTGACATCATGTTCCCGGTCGTATCTCGGTTCTTTCGGAAACCTCCAGGAAAACTCTCTCTCAATGTCAGACTTGACTTTTTCCAGTTTTTTCTTGTCTGCGGTGTCAACCGCTTGCACAACAAGCCAGACTTCAATACGGTCCGCACCTGTATGAGATGCGATGAAAAGCTTTTTCATATAAGCCCTCCATAAAAAATGATCAAACTACCATACGGTAGCTAAGATGATAGTACGACGATATCAAAAAAATGTCAATGACCTTTTCCAGATTTTCCGGCGGTGGATTGTCGAGGAAGCCCAGAAAACGGGGAATGTGCAGCAAGAACGCCGCAAAGAAAAAGGATCTGAAAAAGTAGTGTCCTCATATCCTGGTACGCTGTGGGTAGTGTACGCTATATGTAGCAGGGGAAAAGGTACTGTGGGAGCCAGGGGACACTAGAGCCGAACCGTGCGCGCCCCGTCTTTTCTCAGATTCCTAACAAAATCTTGACGCAACCGCCAAAAACGCAACAAAATGTTATCATAATAACAAAATAACTCCCAATTCAGCCAAAGTTTGCCAACTCAGACTTTGCCAACCGTTCGATTCGTTCTGCCTTCTCTTGTTCGATGAGATCGGTCATCGGAGTGTACTCGATGTACAGCCTGACATGTGTGATGAACATTTTCTTGCGCCATACCATGAGCTTCACCAGCCTGTCCTCGGTTTTCCAAGCGGTGACGTCCATGGTGACGGCGTACGGCTGTCCGTATTTCTCGGTCATCATCTTGTACAGCATCTCGCGCACGTCGTATGGGTCTTGCCCGTAGTAGCCGAAGTCGATGGCGTACAGGCGCTCCTGGTGGTACTCGAAGCTGACGGTGAACGGCAGGTTGGCGAACGTTGTGTCGTAGCCATAGATCTCGTCTCCCATATGGCAAGGCTTCATCGTCGGGTCTTTTGCGGCCTCGCGCTCGACCGACTTGCGGTCCATGCCAAACCAGATCCAGCGATACGCCTGTGCGAGTTTTACCGCCTCTTGGTGTTGTGCGGCCTGTTGTGCCTGTCTTTGCCCGCCGAAAAGTGACAGAAATCCCATATGCCCCCTCCCTACAGCTGTGCCATTCTCGTTTTTCACCTTTACGGTCATAACGCATCCCCTTTCGGAATTTCTTCCGCACCATAAATGTAATACACATGCAAAGTGATGGCAACATGACTACAACATGAAATGAAAAAGTTTCACAATTCAACCACTTTTTCCGGTACACATTTGTATACCGATTTTCTGGTAAAAAGTTTCATAAAGTGCTTGACCGCACGGCAAAGTGATAGTACAATGAGGGCATGAAACAATCTAAAACAAATCAAAAGGCAATCAAAATGATCTCCCTCCGCATGCCAAGCGACCTTGCGGAGTCGGTAAGACTGTGGGCGAAGGATGACAAGCGTTCGTTCAACCAGATGGTGAACATCCTGTTGGAGAAGGCTGTCGGAAGCAGATCAAAGGAGCAGTCCGGTGGAGCAAACACGTGAGGATGGCTCAGGGAAACTCACATGGGACCGCACTGAATGCGCCAAGCGAATCGGGGTGTCGGTAAGGACACTCGACCGCATGGTTGCTGAGGGCAGGATACCTGTGCTGAAGGTGAGAGCCAAGAAGCTGTTCCTGCCTGACTCCATTCGTGAGTGGATGCAGTCGCAGGAAAACAAGGAAGGGAAATGATGAATGGTTTGAGTGACGGGATGGTGAAGGTGCTTGAGGTACTCGGAGAAAGGGTGCAGGCGGCAGAGAACATGGAGAGTTGGGCCCGTAAGCAGAAGGAAGATGCCGAGAAAGAGCTTGCTGGTGTAAACGAGCGCAACAGACAACTGAACATCGAGGTAAGCGACCTCAAGAAGCAGTTATTCGAGGCGAACGAGAAAATCCGCAAGTACGAGGAAATGGTCATCATCGACAACGATGGCAAGCTCCTTCATATCAAGGATTTGCCAGAAATCGAGGTTCCCGAGGATATGGAGAAGGAAATCCAAGCGTCTCTGGATTGTGGCGTGTCACCCGAAAAGGATTCCAAGTGAAGGTAGTCAACTGCGCGTCTAGGGCTGAATGGCTGGAATGGCGCAACGGCATGGGCAACCAGTACCACGGTGCCTCGCAGGCTTCCGTGTCGGCTGGCATCAACCCATACATGACAGCAGAAGAACTCTACATGGTGCTGGTCGGACTCAAGCCTAGGGATGACATCTCCGAGAAGGAGCGTGTCGTCTACGGGACCGAGGCTGAGGAACCTCTGAGAAGGCTGTTCGAGCTTGACTTCGCAGACCGCTTCAAGGTCACTACAGCGCCCTACGATTATCTCCTGGATGAAAGATACCCGTTCATCGGTGCAACGCTCGACGGATACCTGGAATATACCGCAGACGACAAGTGGACGCTTGAGAGCCCAACAGGGTTCACAGGAACCATCTATAAGGGTGACCGGGGTGTCTACGAGGGCAAGACCGCATTGGTTCGCACCAGAGAGGACTTCGACGCGTGGTCTGTGCAGGCTCCCGACTATTACCTGGCCCAAGGATGCCAGCAACTCTATGTCTGCCGCAAATGGGCGCACTACTGGTTCATCAACGCGCTCGTCGAGGTTCCGCGTTTCCGCAAGGTCGACGACGGCTTCGAGCAGTTGCCGTTCGGTGAGCAGAAGATTGTGCGCCATGTGTACTTCATTGACGATCCTGTGGTGCGTGAGTCGATCAACTTCGTCATCTCGAAGGTCGTGGAGATGAAACGGCGGGTGGATTTGAGAATACCGCCCGATACGAAACTCTCATAAGGAGAAAGAGAATGTTTCACAAAAAGAGAAGATGTACGGACTACGATGGCAAAGCGAATCTCGAGACAAGGTGCATTCATGCTGAGGCAAAGATTGAGTCACTCAGCAAAGAAAAAACAGCGCTGGACAAGCGCCTGAATGCCTGCCACAAGGAGCTTGAGCAGTTCTATCTCAAGGCCATCGGCGACTGCAGGACCGTCAAGCAGGTGCAGGCCGTGGTGAAGCAATATCACGAGTCGGAACTTGGCAAGGATGTGTGGATAAAAGTCTCTGGTTCGATTGGCGTGTGTACTTCTTTCCACCCACAATTTGAATCGCAGACAAAAGTCGGTCGTGCCGCATCCACCAAGATCAAGCGCATCAACACCAGAGACGCACGCCAGATCTGCACCATGCTCGACACCACCACCGACAGAACCCTCTATGCCTCTTCCATGGCAACAACCCTCAAGGGCATTGCAAACATCGAGGTTGACATGACCAAGGTGCTTGCGGCCAAGGACAGCGGTCTGGACGCATGGAACGTGCTTCTGAGCATGCTGAGCGCCTACGGCATTAATCACGACAGTGTTCTGGAGGTCAAGTGATGGCGGATGTACAAGCGGAATTTGAGATTGTGGAACCAGAACTGACCAAGCCAACCTTCGAGGTCGTTGACGAGAATGGCGTGCAGAAGGTCGAGATCATCGGATTCTCCGACCCTGAGGTGTCCCCAGAGGACGTGGCTGGACGCGAAGTCACGGTGCGCAAGGCCATCGTTCTCGGCAATGGTCGCATCAACATCAACGAGTTGACCGCCTATGTGGAGAACAAGGTGGCGTCCGTCATGTCGATGGATGTGGCGACCGCCGACGAGCAGGATATCAAGAAGGCGCAGGCGACACTCAACAAGACGGCAAAAGAGTTGTCTGATGTGCGAATCGCCATGCAGAAGGTGTGGTCGCAGCCGTTCGAGCAGAATATAGCCGGACCTATCAAGAAGCTGGTCGCCTACATCGATGAGCAGAAGAAGCCGGTGGCCGACAAGCTCGATGAGATCCAGAGGGCGTTCGAGACTGCAAGGAAGGCTGAGATTGCCGAAATCAAGGCCGAGCGGCTTGCCAAGGAATCCGAGGCTGTCGACAAGTACATCCGCAGCCTGCCGTGGTTCGACGACGACAAGTGGCTGAACAAGGGTGCAACCAACAAGAAGATCGCCAGCGAGGTCGATGCGAAAGTCGTTCAGGTCGTGGCAGACATCAATGCCATCGGCATGTTGAGCGAGGACGATCCGTTCGGTCCGCAACTCATGGATGCCTACCGCAACAACGGAGGAAACCTCGCCAACACACTTTTGGAACGCAAGAAGCTGGAACAGGCCGCCGAGCAATATGCGCGAGTGCAGGCCGACATCAAAGCCAAACAGGAAGCACAGCGCATCGAACAGGAAAAAGCCGACGCGGAGGCCGCAGAGCGCAGGGAAGCCTTTGCACAGGGCGGTGTGGTGCATATCGGGACAACCGAGGTTCCAAAGTTCATGCAGGCCGACGAGCCGGAAATGGTGGTTGATCTGCCGCCGGTACAAGAGCAGGAAAAGGTGTACGTCGTCACGTTCAAGATCAAGGCGACGAAGAACCAGATGGCGAGCGTGATATCGCATATGAAAGGTCTTGGCGTGGCATACAGCCTCGTCGACCACAAGGAGGCATAAATGGGACAGGAAGCATTGGGTGTTTTGGCGCCAGTCCAAGGACGTGACGCGAACGAGTCTACTGCGGTTTCACGGGAAATCGCATCGATCCAAGGGGCTATCTTCATGGCAAGGAAATTTCCGCGTGACGAACAGGCGTCAAAGAATCGCATACTAGCCGCATGCAAGCGACCCGGGTTGGCGTTCAGCGCAATTTACAAATATGCGCGTGGTGGCGCGAACGTAGAAGGCCCCTCCATCCGTCTTGCCGAGACACTGGCGCAGGCGTGGGGAAACATCGACTACGGTATCAGGGAGTTGGAGCAAGGGGACGGAGAGTCGGTTGTCGAGGCATATGCATGGGATCTTGAGACAAACACGCGACAAACCAAGCGGTTCGTTGTTCCTCACAAAAGGCACACAAGAAACGGCGACACAGCACTTGACGACCCTCGCGACATCTATGAAATGGTGGCGAATAATGGCGCAAGGCGACTTCGCGCGTGCATCCTTGGCGTGATACCGAGCGACATTGCGGAAATGGCTGTAGAAGCATGCAAGTTCACGCAGACAAGCAACGTGCAAGTAAACAAAGAGTCCATTGACAAGTTGCTTGTGGCTTTCGCTGAATACGGGGTCACCAAGGAGATGATCGAAGCGCGTGTCATGCGCAACATCGACGCAATCGACGCGTATCTCATGAATGAACTTCGGAATATCTACACGTCCCTGCGCGACGGAATCGGTAAGCCGAGTGACTACTTCGATATGTCAATCACCCCAAAGCAGCATGGGTTCTCTGTAAATCAGAAGAAACAATCGCCGCTAAAAGAACAGGCTCCCACAAAACCAGAAGCGAAAGAGCCGCAAGACGAGAAGCAACAGGAAGTGGATGGTGGTGACGATATCGCCGATATGTTCGCCCAAGGCAACGGGCAACAGTTCTAAGCGAGGTCAATTATGGATATGCAATTTTCGCTGTTCACACAGCCCAACATTCCGCTTGAACCGAAGTGGAACGTGTTGAAGATCGTGTTCGATTGGCTGGATGCAAAACCCGTCGGCCATACGTTCGGGCCGCGCGATATCCAGGATTACGTTTCGTATTTCACTTGTGGCGCCCGACAGCCACAGGACGGGACGATTACCAGATATATCCGCGAGTACAACGCCCAAGGCGGCTCGATCACCTGTCTGAGCCGCGCGCGTAGCAAATATGTCAAGGACAAGCAAAGGAGGATCGCATGACCACATATCCGAAGCTGATGAGGTCGGAAAAGCACCAGTTCAATGCAGGGCGCAAGATGCGTGCCAAGTTGGGTTGGTCGTGACACGCGGGTTTCCTCTTCCCGCATGAGTCATAGATGGGCTAGTCCGACCGACGCTCGGACAATTTGGGGTATATGCGGTTTCGATTGGTCGCAAGGCGCAAAGCGCACGGCCAAGAGCGGGGTTCGACTCCCCGATACTCCAAGACCTGATATTTCAAGGAGGTAATCACATGATCGGTGGAACCATTCATTTCGCACAGCAAAGCACCCCTGCAGCACCAATGCACAGGGAGAGAGCCAGAATGTCGCCACACACGGAAAAATTGCTTGAGTTGGTCAAATTCTACGGACGCATCGAGCTTCGAGACCTGGCAAAGCTCATGAATGTGACGTGGAGGGTGGCACGCAACTCGGTGGTCAACGCAACATTCGTTGAAGGGTCGAGAATCTATGAGGACTTCATTGACGGGCAGACTGTCATCGGGTGGATGGAATGAGATACCTATCACTCTTCAGCGGCATAGAGGCGGCTACGGTGGCGTGGGAACAGCTTGGATGGGAGCCTTGGCTCGTGGGCAAGGGAATCGTGTTTGGAATGACAACTGCCCTACCCCCAGAGCTGAAATGGGTGATAACCAGCCATGTGTACTCATGGATCAAGGTGGTGGGGTGATGAATGTTGAGTACAACAAGACAGGAACACTAAGAAGGGAAACGCATGGACATGAGCCTATCATACAACATAACACAGTCGTCCGTAGGCTCACTCCAGTCGAGTGTGAGCGTTTGCAGGGCTTCCCTGATAACTATACAAACATCCCTTGGGCTAACAAGGCTACAGCGCCCGATTCAAGACGCTACAAGGCCCTAGGCAATTCCATGGCGGTTCCTGTGATGCTGTGGATCGGCAAGAGAATCGAAGGGGCGAGAGAGGTTGTGTATGACGAGGAAGCAATCCGCAAGGTGATGCTGCCACCCTTGTCTGATGATGAGATCAAGCATGGTCAGCAGACGCTTTTCTAGGAGGTGTGATGAACATTGTACATTTATGCGATTGCATGGAGTTTATGAAGGGTATCCCAGACAAATACTACGAGCTAGCGATTGTTGACCCACCGTATCGTGATACTAACCAACCAACGAAAGAGATGCGAGATAAAGTAAACGGAAGTATGAAAAACTTTGGCAAAAAACCAGATGAGGCCTTTTTCAAACAATTGTTTAGAATATCTCAAAATCAAATTATATGGGGAGCGAATAACTTTATAGAGTATTTATATTCAACAAACGCTTTTATTTTTTGGTATAAAAGAAATCCGATGGCGAATTACTCAGACGGTGAGCTTGCATGGACTTCTTTCAATTCTGTTGCACGATGTTTACCGTTAGACCACTTTGGTGCGCATACAGGAGACCATGGAAACATTATACACCCTACACAAAAGCCAGTTGCACTCTATAAATGGCTTCTCAAGAACTACGCCAAACCTGGGGACAAGATATTTGACTCTCATGTTTGCTCTGGTTCAATCCGTATTGCCTGCCACGACATGGGCTTTGACTTTGAGGGGTGTGAGATTGACCCAGACTACTGGAAAGCCCAAGAGGAGCGATACAGACAACATTCTCAACAATTGGAGCTATTTGATCCGCAAACATATCAAGAAAAGATAGTTGGTGGTGAACTTTTCAATGAAAAATAAGAGGCATAGATGATTAAAACAATCCTTCTTTCTGTCCTGTTTCTGTCGGTTGTCGACATCGGTTTCAAATATGGATTCTGGTCAGGCTTGATTGCCTTGGGTGTTTCATATGCGGTTGCAAGAATATTCGGGGAGGTGTGATATCAAGTGGTTCAAACATGACGCTGATGCGTCGTCAGATGCAAAAATAAGGAAGTTGCTCATACGGTATGGTGCGGTCGGATACGCTGTGTATTTCCACTGCCTGGAGCTGATCGCGGGAAATGTGAGCAATGAGAACATCTCTTTCGAGTTGGAGCACGACTCGGAGATCATTGCAGACAACCTGAGAATCAGGGGTACAAACGAGAAGTCAGGCATAGATATTGTCGAGGAAATCATGAGCTATCTCGTTGAACTGGGACTATTTGAGAACCATGACGGACACATCACCTGCTTCAAGATGATTAAGCGCCTCGACTCGTCGATGACAAGCAATTCAAAGTTCAGGAAACTTATCCTTGAGGCTAAGAAACGTCATGATTTATTGGATGAAAGTCATGACTTTGAAGGGAAAAGTCATGACGGAGTCATGATAAATGGGCCTAAAGTCATGGGTTCTGCTGATACTATCATGATTTTTGACCCAAAAGTCATGCAAGAAAAGAATAGAATAGAAAAGAATATAATAGAACAGAATAATATAATAGAAAAGAATAATATAATAGAAAAGAATAGAATAGAAAAGAAAAGAAAAGAAGATAAGAATGTAACTAGTAGCGACCCCGAGGCAATCAGGCTTGCCTCTCTGCTTCTTGAACGGTCCCGAGTCTATGATCCGAAGATCGCGATAGGTAGGGACAAGCAGACCATCAACAATTGGGCCAAGGATATCGAGCGACTGATTCGTCTGGACAAGCGCACGCCGCAAGAGGTCGAGGACGTCATCATGTGGTGCAAGTCCAATGGCAATTTTTGGATACCGAATATCCTGTCCGGCAAGAAGCTGCGAGAGAAGTTCCCCACCCTGTTCTCACAGATGCAGACAAGGGGCGGCAAGGGTCAGCGGACGCTGAACCGATATGGCACCGAGCCGGGCGGCTTGGGGGTGAAGGATTACATGGGAGGTGACGACGATGAGCAATGATGTGGGTGAGATAAAGTCGATGGATATGCTATACAAGCTGTTGCACGTCACGCCGGAAGAAATGGCAGAGTGGAAGCGCATTGCCGAAGAGCGCGAGAAGCAAGACGCTTTGAAAGCCAAGGAAGAGAGTGCCCGTTTGGCAGAGGAAGCCAGGCGTGCCGAACAGGAGCGCATCAGGAAAGAGCTGGCAAAATTCCCCAAGCGGTATGCGGACGCGTCGTTCGACAACTACCTACTCTACAGCGACGAGCCTTCGCGTGTAGCACAGCAACACGCCATCGACTGCCTGCGTTCCGGCAACTCGCTGGTCATGTACGGCAAGAATGGCACTGGAAAGACCAGACTCGCCTACTCGTTCCTGCGCGAAAAGATCCTCGAAGGAAAGAAGTGCAAGTACATCCTTGCACCCGAACTATTCGACGAGATCAGAAACACCTACGCCAAGGAAAGCTACGAAACGAGTGTGGCGCTTGTGGACAGGTATGCCCAGTATGACCATCTGGTGATCGACGAGTTGGATAAGACGTTTGGCACGAAATCCGAGTTCATCGGTCTATACCGCATCATCAACGCACGGTACAACGACCTCAAGCCGACCGTCATCATGACCAATGCGGACGACGCGACCGTCATCGACATTGTGGGCCGCTCCTGTTACGAGCGCTTGATTGAGTATCCGGGAACCGCGGTGAAGATGGAGTGGAAGAGTTTCCGCGCAAGGGGGGAGAAATGATTATTGCCGTTGATTTCGACGGGACGCTGGTGAGGCATGACTTCCCGCATATCGGGGCAGAGGCTCCCAATGCTTTCAAGGTGCTCCGCAAGCTCCAGGAGGGCGGTCACAAGCTCATCCTCTTGACAATGCGGTGCGGCAAGGAACTCCAGGACGCATTGGCGTTCTGCGCCGACCGTGGTGTGAAGTTCTGGGCGGTGAACGAGAATCCCGAGCAGTCTGAGTGGACGAGCAGCCGGAAGGTGTACGCACAGCTCTACATCGACGACCTTGCCCTTGGCATACCGAAGATTGGAGATACAGTGGATTGGTATGTGGTCGAGCAGATGCTCTATGGGGGAGCTTTGGACACCTCCTACAAGCATGTCATCCATGTCAAGGAGGGACGCTGATGGCAAAACCTCTCAACAGCGGGTATGTGGGTCACAAGATGAGCAAGCGTGCCTACAGCGCATTGCAGCACGGCGAGGTCCCACTCTCCATGCTGACCCAGCACAAGCTCCAGAAGGCTGGGATCAACCACAGCCTGAGTTTCATCAAGTGGCTGTGCAAAAACGGTTACATCAGACCGACAAGTTGGCACCACAGGGGCAATCCTCCTACGCTGACAAGGTTCTATCACCCGAAGCGGATAGCCAAGCAGCTTGAGAGTCTGCCTGTGGAAAGGCTTGTCGGTGAGTGGAAGGACAAACGGTATGGGCGTGAGTTCAGTTGTTGCAAGACGTTCATAGCCACAAGGGCCGATATTCACATCAGGAACCCGAGCGATGACGAATTGCAGCGTTATGTACGGTGTCCATATTGCGGGAGGGAGTTCGAGTGGGAGAAGGGAAAAAGGTGATGATCGTGGTGGATGGTGAGCCGGTGGCGCAGGGCAGGCCTCGCTTCTCAACCAGAGGAGGCGTATTCCGCGCCTACGACCCGCCAGACAGCAGGGACTACAAAGATTACATCAAGATGCTTGCGAAGCGACAGTGGGGCAGGAAACCACCAATGGAAGGAAGTTTGAGCTTGTCGGTGAGAGTATTCCGAAGTGTTCCGACATCATGGAGCGAGAAGCGCAAGCAGATGGCATATTCGGGGTTGATTCGTCCCGCTACCAAGCCAGATACGGATAATTATGTCAAAGGTGCCTTGGATTCTCTTGAAGGAATCGTTTTCAAGAATGACAGTCAGGTGGTCGAGTATCACGCACCTTTCGGCAAGTGGTACAGCGACAGGCCGAGAATGGAAATCGAAGTGAAGGAGATTGAAGCATGAAAGAACGACCAATCATAATGGGTGCTGAATCGGTTCGGGCGATACTCGAAGGACGCAAGACGCAGACGAGGCGGGTGGTGAAGCCTCAGCCAAAGTTTATTGGCGCACCCAACGTACCATTCAAAACAGATGATGCTAATCCTAGAGGGATAATTGACTGTCCCTACGGCAAGGTTGGAGACCGATTGTGGGTGAGGGAGAACTGGGGGGTTGTATCACATACTTTTGACGAGAATGAAAACATCTGTGATTGGAAACCAAACCGGCCAGCTACACCAATTCAAGAACTGAAATTTGGAACCGGATATTATGATGGGCATGTGATATATGAGGCTGATGGCGGATTTGAATGGAACGCTGGGGATGATTGCTCGATTGAGACCAAAAGCGATTGGAAATCGTCAATGTTTATGCCACGCTCAGCCTCCCGCATCACCCTTGAAATCACCGACATCCGAGTCGAGAGGGTGCAGGATATCACGGCAAAGGACGCGACAGCAGAGGGCGTTGGTAGGCTGTTTGAAATTGACGTTGCATTCGATGGAAAGTTCACTGACATTCCGTTCAACATGGAAGAGGGGCTTGCGGTTCATCAGTTCGCCCGCCTTTGGGACAGCATCAACGCCAAGCGCGGCTATCCATGGGAAAAGAATCCGTGTGTGTGGGTGCTGACATTCAAGGTGGTGCAATGATGCTAGGGTTTTTCCTTGAGGTGCAGAAGGCGAAGGGAATCGGTTTCGAGCTGGTGTCGATTAGGGTCAGCGACGGTGTTGCAACCTTCACGATGAGTCTGAAGCTCGGTAAATAGTGCAGACGACTTTGCATGGCAATCCAAATGATAGCCTAGCTTGCACGAGGATTGGCTGTGCTGGACTTTGACTTAAAAAAGGTATAAACGCTAGTCGTGAGGTTTACGAGCGATTATAGACGATATATGGAGGGTCTATGGGAGAGCAGGGAATTTTGTTTGAGATGCTTCAGCCGAAGGTTTACAAGGCGGTTGAACGAGTGATTGACGCCTACAAGTTTTCTCAGTCGCTTGGGCTTGGCAAGCTTTGGGTGTGTTTTTCGGGCGGGAAGGATTCTGTCTGTCTGTATGGTGTGGTAAAGAAAGCCGCTGAAAAGGTGGGTATACCCTTACTTGACTTTGCAGAGCTTCATTACAACGTAACTGGAATTGACCCGCCAGAATTGGTACAGTTCATCAAGACAGAGTTCCCGTTTGTACAGCGTGACCTACACAAAGAATCTATGTGGCAGTTGATAGTACGCAATGGGATGCCTCCATCAAGGTGGCATCGGTATTGTTGTGCGGAACTCAAAGAAAAAGGGGGAGATGGAAGATTTTGTGCCACGGGTATTCGTTGGGCTGAAAGCCCTCAGAGAAAATCAAGAGGCGAGTTTGAGGATTACGGGCAAACCAAAGCACAAAAGAAAATCCTATTCAATGATAACGACGATGACAGACGACAACTAGAGCATTGTATCCCAAAGCAGAAGTATATAGTCAACCCAATAATTGACTTCACCGATGAGGATGTGTGGCAGTTTATCAGAGACGAGAACCTACCATACTGCAAGCTCTATGACCAGGGGTGCAAAAGGCTTGGCTGTATTGGTTGCCCGATGGCAGGAGGGAAGGTACAACAAGAACAATTCGCAAAGTATCCAAAGTTTAGAGACGCATATATTCGTGCTTTTGATCGGATGCTCGTCAAGCGAAAAGAAAGAGGTCTGGAAACCAAATGGCAGACAGGCCAAGAAGTGTATGATTGGTGGGTTAATTGGGATAAGCAAGAAGAAGTGAATGACGAACAACTCATATTTCTGTAAGGGATGGTCTATGGCTTACAGGCAAATCAAGTTCCCTGTCCATTACTACAAGGTTTGCAGACAGGAGACGGCAGATATGCACAGCTCATCTTCCTCGGTAGCAAGGGCATCCCCTTCTCACATCTCGTGGACATCGGGAAGCTCGGCTTCTACAAGGCTTTGGTTGGTGAGGTATTCGATATCGTGACGCCTTCCGACTCTCGGAAGGAATGGATGAGGAGCAAGTATGGCAAATGATTTGAACATGGTGGCGTTGACGGGAAGGCTGACGAGGGAGTCGGAGCTTCGATATACGAACGGCGGAATGGCGATTGCCAAATTCAGCATCGCTGTGAACAGGCGTACAAAGAAGGGCGACCAGTGGGTGGATGAGGCATCATTCTTTGATTGCTCCATGTTCGGCAAGTCGGCTGAGGTCGTGAACCAGTATCTCAACAAAGGGACACAGGTCGCGATCAACGCAAGTCTTGTCCAGGAGCGTTGGGAACAGGACGGTCAGTCTCGGAGCAAGGTAGCATTGATTGTCAACTCCCTCACGCTGCTGGGAAGCCCGCAGGAGCACCAGAATCAAGGCACGAGTGCTCCGAGGAACAATCCTGCACCGAGGCCGGTTGCAAGCAATCCAGAGCCGATGTATGGCGGGCCTGAGCGTTTTGATGACGACATACCATTCTAGGGAGGTGGGTGACATGGAAACCAAAGATGTTATCGGCATGAAGTGTATTTATGACGGGCACAAGTGGGATATTTTCAGCATGACGCGGAACGCAATGGGCGTGTATTACGGCATCCGTCGTCACGGGGCAAGGCAGGTGGTGAGGAGCAACCTCGTCACACTGGTAGAGAAGAAAAAGGGAGCGTGAAATGGAGTTCAAGAAAGATCCCGTGAAAAAGGCGAAATTGGAGTACCACCTGTTGCCGCCGGAACAGCTTGCGGGCATGGCGACCATCATGAACAAGGGCGCGGCAACCCACCCGATAGGGTACATGGAACTCGACCCGCTGTTGTATTGGAACGCCATCATGCGTCATGCCATGGCAATCCGCAGGTGTGAGCTGATCGATCCAGATGACGGCATGAGCCACGCCCTGCATATCGCGTGCAACGGCATGATCCTCGACCGCATGTTGAAGGCGGGAAAGCCGCTGGTGTTCGAGAGGGATGGTCGGGAAGCTATATCCCAAGGTTCGACTTGAACGTTTGGCGACCAAGGTAACGCTTGGCCGCTATTTTTTTGTCCGATATTCCTTTGGCGAGTGCGTTCAGTTTCGCCTCATGGGCGTCGTAGTCCTCTTTCTTCCAGCCCGGCACTCCCGAGTAATACCACATGGCCATGTTGTACACGTGGATGTCTATTGCCTCGTTGCGCTTGTTGTGGCTGTCCCAATAACCTTTCCTGCCACGACTGCCGGGCACGTATTCCTCGACGGTCAACTGCGTGAATATCTCGGGAGGATAATCCTCGCAGAACATGCACACAGCACCCTCATCGCTGTAGGGAAGCCTGAAGTTGGAGTACGCCTCCCCCTTGAGCTTGGAGACACCGACATCACGGTACATGACATGCTTCACCACACCACCGGGGTAGGTCATCTTGGAAATCTTGAGGTCAGAGATGGCGGCGTTCTGCCTGTCCACACCACGCACGGGGATGACACGCTCGCACTTGGGGTCAACCGACTCGGCGAATGCCTGCACAATCTCGGGGATGTACGAGCGGTCGATTGCGTTGAAGGCCACACCGAGTTCCAAGCCATCCTCCCGAAGATACATCGTATTGAGCACCTTCTCGCGGTATTCCTTCCAGCAGTTGGCGTTGAGGTCCTTGGTGGTCTTGCCTGCCTCGCAGGCGAACACGTAGTGCTCGATGGAGCGTGAACGGCCGTTTCTGCACCACCCCTTGACCTCTGTTTCCAGTCGGTCGAGCTGCACGTCGGTTCCGCTGGTGAGGAACAGCACGTCCTTGGGGAACGATCCTGCGTTGGAGTACCGCTTGTAGCCGTACTCCCTGCTTCTCGCCCAGAGCATCATTTTCTCGGCATCGGGTCTTGTGGCGCTCTGCTCATACGGCAGTGCGAGGATGTTGTTATAGAACGATGTTATAGCCCCGAAGTCGCCAAGCTCCTCTGCGTCCTGAGCCTTGATGAACGACGAAACGATGTTGCGCCATGAGCGGAACGGCGAGTACAGTCCGCTTATCCAGAAGCCCACGGAGGTGGGGTCGGTCTTTTTCGGGTTCGTTGGGATCCATGTTCCATTCTCGAGGAGCTTGGGCATCATGTACTCGTCGATTCGCTCCCCCGTCTCGGGAATCTCGTACCAGACCTCCTTGACATCCTGCCCGTCAGCCCTCCAGTGGAATCCCTTCCACTCAAGCTCGAAGAGAGTACCCTTTGGGCTGGTTAGGAAGTAATGACGCTTGTCGGTGTTCTCCAAGAGCGCGAGTATCTGCGAGTCCTCGTTGGTCGGTGTTGACGATACGACAATCTTCTCGCGTCCCCGATAGGTCGCCGTCCGCTGTTCGGCGAGTGTCTTTCCGCTCCCCTTGCCCTGGATGTTGGGCGGGAACGCGTCGTACTCGTCGAGCCAGACGATGCGGCACATGGTAGACATGAACGAGCTTGCCGCCTCGCCCGTGGCACGCTTGAGGAATCCTCCGGGAAACTCCTTGTAGTCGGTCGTGCTGCCTGTAGCTCCCTTGCGTGCCGTGCCGATGCGCTCCTTGAGGAATGGGTTGTAGTCTATCATCGGGTCGATGCGGGTGCGGACGAACTGCTTGCCCTCCTTCTCGTTCGGGAAGCCGATGAGCATGGATGTGGGGTCGTTCTCGATGTAGTAGGCGATGCCGTTGAGGATGATTTGTGTCTTTGACATCTGCGTGCCTGTGACCATGATTATTTCGCGTGCCGGGGACGACGGGGAGCACTCATCCATCATCTCCTTGGCATACGGGGTGAGGTCGAGGCGGTACATGCCTGCAAACTGCGCCGGTGGCGGGATATAGAGGTGACCGTCGACGTACTCGCTGATGGTGATGCGCGGGTTCGGGCGCAACATCGTGGCGAACATCTGCGCGAGTTCGCTTCTTGCCTTGAGCGTTTTCTTGGTGAGCTTCTTGCTCCTAGCGCCTCTTTTCGGCAATCGTGTCGGCCTCCTGTGTTACGTTCTCGATCTTGTGCAATATGTCGGTCAGTACGAAGTGTGATTCTGCGGCCACGGCGTCCTGCACGCTCTTTTCGAGGAATATCAGCCTGTTCGCGTCAACCGCGATGTTTTGTGTCGCCATCCACTCTTTGACGATGCCCATGATCTTCATGGTCGTCCGTTGGGGGAGCGACAGCACGCCGGTCTTGAGTCCGTTGAGCGTGGCCCCGTAGACGGCAAGGACGTCGGTGCGCTCGAGAAGCTCACCCTTCTCCTTGCGAACCCTCATCTCAGCCCAATCCGCCTTGGCTTTCCGTTCCCGGTAATCCTCCCAAGCACGTGTGTTGCGCTTGGGTGGCTTGCCGATGTCATCGGGGTCTACTGGTGCGGTTTTCTCATGATCGTCGTCAATATCTTCCATGTCGCCCATATCTTCCATGGTTTTGATCGGTGGGATTGTCGGCAGTCCCTCCATGTAGAGGTTTTTGCCCTTGGGCTTGGCGTTGTTCGCCCTGCCCGTCCCTGCAAGGTGGTCGCTGCGGTTGTTCTCCCAATCCTCCGAAGCCTGTTTCCAGTCTATCTTGCCGCTCTTGGTTTCGTTTATGCGTCCACTCTTTACGGCGCGGGTGACCTGCGACCTGTTGACGCCCATAAGGGCCGCGAACTCTGCCTTGGTGATGTACCGCCGCTTCGGCTTGTCGCTCATAGCAGTTCCTCGATGCACAACTCATGATCCGCTTCCGTGAGCAGATAGAGTTCCCCGACACTCTCATCGTCGAGGTCGCGCATGTTGCGTATGGGTTGCGTGATGCGCTTGAGCGCGTTGTTGTCGAAACAGCACCCATCATGACGCAAGAATTGTATCAACCGCCGCTGGCTTCTGAACCGTGTCTGGGTTCCCTCTGTCAAGTCATGCACCAGATACCACACCGTTTTCCTCATGTACAACCACCTTTTGACCGAAAGTAGAGCACGTTGCTCCCGTATATGCACAGTATACGCCAAATCTAGCGTACTAGCAAGTATTATAAATCGTTGACACGTCACAAATAGTGTGTCTTGTGTGCAAATCATTGACAGCAAGAGTGTGTGTAATTCATACTGTTACCATACCATGAGTGTATCCGTTGCGGAGAAACAAATTGAGCTGAAACAGGCGAAGGCCAAACTTGCACTGTTCCTTGATGCCGAGGACCGTGTGGTTCGTGGCGGACAGACGATGACCATCGACGATGGCGACATGCGTCGAACCGTGTCTCGTGTGGACATCAAATGGATCTCCGAACGAATCGCTTTCTATAAAGGTGAGATTAACCGGCTCGTCGAAGAGATAGCCAACGAAGGCGCCCCCAAGAGAAAGGGGATGTATGTGAGGCTCATGTAATGGAAATTGATTCCACGACCCAAGACATCAAGAAAACCTCGGAATCAATCTACAAGCAGACAAGTGACACCCGAAAGACCACCAACTTCCGTGCATCCTATCCGCTGAACCCCGACCTGCTGGTTTCCTCATTCCTGCTCAAGGCATCCAAGGATGAGGCCCTCAAGCTGTCCACCGAGAACTCGGTAGGAAGCGGCTTGGTAAACTGCATGGTGGACGGCATGATAGGCAGCGGCCTGTCCCTTGAGTCGGTGGTGTCCACGAGCGTCCTTACCATCAGCAAGAAGAAGATCGCCAAGAATAGCCAGCTCATCGAGGAGTATTGGAACCTCTGGGCAAAGACTCCCGAGGCGTGCGATGTGCTCGGCGAGAACACCCTTGGAGCCATGACCCGTGTCGCCGCCTTCAACGGCTATGCCACAGGTGATGTGCTCCAGTTCATCGGCATACACAACTGGAACGGCATCTATGTTCCATACGTCCGTTACTACGACGGCCGTTCGGTCATGAACAAGGATGATGCCGCAAACACCGAGCGCATGGTATCGGGCGTGAAGCTCGATGAGAAAGGCGTTCCCGTCGGATACAGCATCAAGAGCGAAACAAGCCCCTACAGCTACGAATACAAGGAAGTGAGCCGCTTCGCAAAGTACCCCGGAAGCGACCTTAACCGCCTCCAATACAACCTCATCCTCACAGGCAAGGTGCAACCCAACCAGAGACGCGGACGGCCTCTTGTGCTCCCTGCCATGAACGACATCATCATGATGAACAAGTTCAGCGAGGCTGAGCTTGTCAAGGCCGTCATCCACTCGTACATCACCGCCTTTGTCGAACGCGACAAGGATTTGCTTGCAACCACCCCAAGCCCGTCAGCCTCGGACGACGCTTTCTTGGGAACGCTCGACAGGGACAAGAAAGCCGATGAGACAGGATCGAAAGAGAGTCCCATCACCATGGGGCCGGGCTACATCCAGACGTTGGCTCCCGGCGAGAAGATAACCCTCCCCGAGAGCAAGAGTCCTGTGGCTGAGTTCTGGAAGTTCATGGAAGGCCAGCTAAAGCTGGTTTGCATGGCGGTGGGCATCCCCTACGAGGTCGCCCTTCAGGTGTTCAACTCCAACTACTCGGCATCACAGGCGGCCATACAGGCGGCGGCACGCAAATGGGACATAGAGCGCAAGGCATTCGCCATGCAGGCCATGCAGCCCGTCTACGAACTCATGGTCTGGCTTCTGAACATGCAGGGCATCGTGAACTGCCCCGGATACCAGACGAACCCGTTCGTCCGCGCCGCTTGGAACAACGCCAACTGGCATGGGCCGGTCGTGCTGAACATCGACCCGGTGAAGAATGCGACAGCCGCAACGCTGAGGCTCAACAACATGACTTCAACCTATGAGGATGAATGCCGCCTCTTAGGGAAGGATTTTGACAAGGTGCTTGAACGGCGCAAGCAGGAAGCCGAGATGCTGGACAGCCACGGGCTGAAACCAGACCTCACCGTTGACAAGAAGAATGTCAGGTCGGACGACGACGGTGGCGGTGCAAATGGCGGTGATGGCGGTGATGGCGGTGAAAAACCTGCCGACGAGGGGGACGACGAATGAACAAATACGTCATGTGGGCGATTGACCCAAAGAACAAGCCGAGCATGAGCGAGCTTCGTGATGCGTTCAGCGAAAGCGATGACAAGTTGCTCAGAAGGCGCCAGTCATGCGGATACTACTCGGTGAAAATCGGCTCTGTTGGGGTAATTCCCATCAGGGACGCATTGTACAACAGTGACTATATC